TTCCATGCATAGGTTTGATATTGACATTGAAGAATTTGTAAGAGAATGTAATAGAGATAACTGGAAATTAGTTTCAATTAGTGTTGGTGTTAAAAACTATGAAAACCTAATATACGACTTTCATTCTTCAGGTCTCAGGGTTGATATAATTACAATTGATATTGCGCATGGTCATTCAGAATCCATGAGGCAAACAATTAAATATATTAAAGATACGCTGCCTAATGTAAAGATTATAGCGGGAAATGTAGCAACCCAACAAGCGGTCAGAGATTTATATAAATGGGGTGCAGATGCTGTTAAAGTTGGAATAGGTCAAGGTAGTCCATGCACAACAAAAAATAAAACAGGATTCACAATGCCAATGTTTTCTTGCGTCAAGAATTGCTCGGGACAACTTTATGGAGATACAATTTTTGACGACTGCGGATCAAACATTAATGATTATGAAAAAATTCCAATCATTGCAGATGGAGGGATTCTTCATAATGGAGATATCGCAAAAGCTATTGTTGCGGGCGCAGATTTTGTTATGGCAGGCGGCATTTTTGCATCTTGCACAGATAGCCCCGCAAAAGAAGTTGAAGTGGACGGTGTGTGGCATAAAGCCTATTTTGGTTCAGCATCTTTTGAAAACAAAAAAATGAAAAGAAACATTGAGGGCAAATTAAAAAAACTTCCTCAAAATGGAATGCTTTTGTCAGAGAAACTTCAAGAAATTAAACAAGACTTACAAAGTTCTGTTTCCTACGGAGGGGTAAAAAACATCAACGACTTAACTAAAGTAAAATACGAAATTATATGAAAAAATACAAAGCTCTAGTAACAGGAGGGGCAGGTTTTATAGGCAGTAATCTTGCAAAAGAATTATTAGATCAAAATTGGCAAGTTTCAATTATCGATAATTTTGAATCTGGAAAAATGTCAAACATACCTTCTGGAGCAACAGTTATTCAAACAGACTTAAGATACAAAGAAAATAGAGAAACAATTTTTTCTGCATTGAGAGGCGTGGATTATGTTTTTCATCTCGCCGCATTACCTAGAGTACAACCTTCAATTGATAATCCTATTGAGTATCATGACTCTAATGTAAACGCAACCTTAAATATGCTTAATTTAGCTGAAGAAGCAGGTGTTAAAAGGTTTGTGTTTAGTTCAACTTCTGCAGTTTACGGAAACACCAATCAATTTCCTACGTCAGAAACCGCGGATATTGACCCGCTGAGCCCATACGGTTTACATAAATTGATAGGTGAGAATTATTGTAAACTTTTTTCAAAAATATATGATATTGAAACGGTTTCATTGAGGTATTTTAATGTTTTTGGAGACAACATGCCTCTAGAAGGAGCCTATACGCTTGTTATGGGAGTTTTTGCAGAACAATTGAGAAATGGATTACCTATGACTATCAGAGGGGATGGAGAACAAAGAAGAGATTTTATTCACGTTAAAGATGTTGCCCAAGCAAATATATTAGCAGCAACTTCCAAAAAAGTAGGCAAAGGAGAATGCATTAACATTGGAAGCGGGCAAAATAAAAGTGTTAATGAAATAGCAAATTTAATGGGAAAAAATAAAGTGAATGTTGATCCTGTTATCGAACCAAGAATCACTTTATGCGACAATACTTTAGCTAAAAAACTCTTAAATTGGCAGGCACAGCATTCGCTTGAAGATTTTGTGCCTTGGTGGTTAAATAAATTAGGAATTAATTAATAAACATGAAAGTAAAATTTAAAAAACTAAACCCACGGGCAAAAAGCCCAGAACAAGCCCACGAAGATGATGCTGGATTCGATTTATTTGCGTGCAGTACAAATTGGTCAATAAACGAAGCTAGCGGCTTATACACAGAATATGGAACAGGAATATCTTTTGAAATACCGAAAGGTTATGTTGGTTTTTTATTACCGCGGTCGAGCATATCAAAAACTAGACACATGCTAAAAAATTCTGTAGGAGTTATTGACTCAGGATACAGGGGGGAAGTTAAGTTTAGATTCTCTCCAGACACAACAAGAACAGCTTACATGACAGGGGACAAAATAGGTCAGATAGTATTTATAAAGTTGCCAAAAATTGAGCTTCAAGAAAGCGATGATCTTTCTGAATCGAGCAGAAATTCAGGAGGGTTTGGTTCAACAGGAAATTAATTTTTTAGTTGACTTTTATTTCTATATACAGTATGATTATATCATCACAACAATAAAAACTTAAGATAAAAATCTAAATAAACATGGCTTATATAAATCGCTTCGATAAAGACGGAAACTCTTCAAAAGAAGGGCATAATGCAGAAGCTCTTTTTTGCGAAATTGCAAAATCAAAAGGGTACTTGATAGAAAAATCTTCTAAGTCAGACAATATGCATAAGCATATAGATTTTACCTTAGAAGGTAAAGATAAAAAAGTCACGGTTGATATTAAAGCTAGAAAAAGAACATCAAGAAAAGATAAAAAATTTACAGATGATTGGATATGGCTTGAAATTAAAAACGTTCAGGGGCGAAAAGGGTGGTTGTACGGACAAGCAGATTTTATCGTGTTCGAAACAGAAGATTCTTTTATTTTATCTCCAAGAAAATCTTTAATTGAGTTAGTAAACTCAACAGTAAGGTTTGACCTTTCTTTTGTTGATAGAGCATATCAAGCTAAATATAGAATTTACCAAAGAGCCAAACGAAGAGATCAAATTACTCAAGTAAAAATGAAAGACATTTTATCAATTAAAAACGTAGTAACATGGAAAAAGAAAAATTAATTAAAAATAAAAAACTAGTATACGTGGTCACTAGAGACAAGAGAAGAGTAGAACCGCAAAATTATGAAAACGAACAGGATGCGCAAGAAAGGGCTTCAAAACTCGTAGATATGCTAAAGAAATATTCGCCTGATTGCGTAAAGAAAGTTTCTATAATTAAAACGGTCAACCCCAATACAATATGCTAGACCAAGGTCACATTCTAAATTATATCTTAAACAAGTTTTGCCCAATCCTAATTGTGGGCTTCATATGTTTCTTTAAAATGGGATTTAATTCTTTTGAGCCATATATTATATTAGGAATGATGATATATGCTTGCAGTTTTAATTACAAAGTAGGTCATGCAGTAGCAACTTGTGAAAAAAATAATTTACTATAATGAAAGATGCTGATAAAGATCAAGCTGAAAAATTTGACCTACTGATAAAATTGATTATGTCACAGACTTCTCAGCTAGAAAAAAGAATTTTAAATTTGGAAAGAAAAGCTTTTCAACACACAGAAAGCATAGATTATATAGAAACAAAACATAGGTCAAAACTAGACTATCTACTAAAAGAAATTCAAAAATTAAGAGGTTAGCATCGAACATACAACTACATTTTTAATTTGCATCATAATTTTATGTTTTTGTTATAATTTCTATATAAGCAACAAACTTACTAAATTAAAGTTAAAACAAAAAAAAGATTTATCTCAAGAAAAAAGCAGGCAAGTAATTTTCGGACAGTCTGCAGAAAAATTAGCTCCATTTTTAGACCTTTTTCCGTTTGATCCGCAGAAGTCTCAATTCCTCGGTCAACCTATCGATTATATAGTATTTGAGGAAGATGAAATTTGCCTAGTAGAAATAAAAACAGGCAAAGCGAGGCTAACAAGTAAACAAAGAAATATAAAAAAGTTAATTGAACAAAACAAAGTTTCTTGGAAAGAAATCAGGATATAATATAATAAGCTATATATACATTATAATGTCAAAGAAAAAAAAGACCTCATTTAACATTCCTCAGCTTAAACAAAATATCACAGTTAATTGCGTAAAATTAGATGAAAAGCAGCTGACTTTTTTAGAAAAGTCGCTTTCGAACAAAACAAAAATCATGTTTGTTAACGGCCCTGCAGGCACTAGTAAAACATATATGGCAGTTTATTCTGCCCTACGCATGTTAAGTGCAGATGATGAGCTTGACTTAGTATACGTAAGAACTGTAATAGAGAGTGCAGACAAAGGCTTAGGGGCTTTGCCTGGAGATCTTGCGGAAAAATTTAACCCATATATGATGCCCCTTATGGATAAACTTGAAGAAATGTTGCCAAAAAACACTTCATTAAAATCAGATTTATTAGAAAAAGGAAGAATATCCGCCATGCCAATCAATTTCTTAAGAGGTGCAAGTTGGATAAATAAAGTCATCGTTGCAGATGAAGCTCAAAATTTTACATTTAAAGAATTAACTACTCTAATTACTCGAATAGGTAAAAATACAACATTATTTATATGTGGAGACTCAATGCAAAGCGATATAAGTGGAAAAAGCGGCTTCCAAGATATGTGCGAGATATTTGACGACTATAGAAGCAGGCAAAAAGGTATAGAATTTTTTAAATTTACCGAAGAAGATATAAAACGAAGCGAAATATTAAAATATATTGTTTCAAAAATTAATAATTGTCAAAAATGAGCGTAGGAAACTTATTTAGAGTAAAAGAAGCTAATTTAAACTTTTTACCGAAAGTGGCTCTATTTAGGCATTTAAATTTAATACAAGATGAAGATTGTGAAAATTTCAAGTATCATATTTATGCACAATTCAACCATATAAAAAGTACTCTAAAAAATGAATACGCCATCATAGTTGAGGGCAAACAAGGAGAAAACCATAAGCATTTTACTTCCTTTAAATCTTCATCGAACCACCATTGTTCGATAACAAGAGCGATTAAAGCTTTTTTAGTACTTTTTCAGGAAAATGAATCATTTTCCTACAAAACAAATTTAGACCTAAATTTATCTTTTGTTATTGATGATATTCATGGCGCAGATTTATATATTCGAGAACAAAATTACTTTTCTACAGTTAATCAACTTAAAGAAGGATTTGTGCCAAAAAATATTAGCGAATATAAACCATGCAATATACTAAATTATTCTAAAAAAATACTTGACTATAATAGGTTTTTTTAGTATATTATATACATAACAAAAATTGATCTTTAACATTTTAATTTGAGCCTAGCCCAATCTCGTAAGAGAAGGGAATCATCGTTTAAATGCCTAAGCTAGACTCAATTCACTTTGGAAGGGCTTATAATCCTTCCTGTGGGTGACTCGAAATAACCTGTCGTGAGCGGGTTAAGGTATGCAGATCCCTGTGGTAGGGCTGGCAGAGTCCAATCGGATGAGCCAAAAGACAAATACCAAGTCTAATCTGTAGTTCGAAGTAGGTAATCCATGAACTGATGTTCACGCCGAAAAGTTGAGGGTATTCAGTAGTCCCTCCCCACACCTTTTTATTAAAACCCTCTAGAAATAGAGGGTTTTTTTGTTATTATATTTGTGTTTTATATAAAGTCACAACAAGAAGACAAGAAAGCGATTAATTATATTAAAGATTGCTTAAACGCTTATTCGAAGCTCAAGTTAGAGAAAGAAGAGCTTCTTTTAAAACAATACAGCCAGTATAAAAATGGCGAACTAACAGTTCAATCAACTTTAGATACAGAAGAAGAGATCGAGAGAATTGAAAATTATATTGAAGCAATTGCATATACTTATGAATATGTCAAATTAATGATAAAGTTAAAAACAAATAATTATTAGTGTAAAACCAAATATGAATAAACCAAATTATATAATCATACTATTAGTTATTGCAATAATAGCAATGTACGGCTACTTCTCAGAAGAAAACCGAAAGCTTGAGAATATTATCCTCAAACAGCAAGACGCAATACATTCGCAAAAACATCTGATAAGTTTATATAATCTTTATCACGCAGAGGCCAATCGAATTTATAATTTCCCAAAACATGACTCTCAAAGAAGTAATATTAAGCAACCGATTTAGATACAAACAAATTTTTAATTTTGTCTTCAAAGAGTATCTTCAGCATAAAAGCCACGAAGAAGTTTCAAGAATTGATGTAAATTTTTATGGCTTATGGAATAGATCTCTCGAAGAATGTGCGAAAATTTCGAAAAAGACTTACAGAGGTTGTATATTTTTAAACGAAATCATTGATGATCTCGAAGAGGAGTCACAACCTTTTATAGATGTTGCGGTTTATAACGCTGAAACTGAATCCTTGGAACCTATAGACTTCACTCCTTTGCCTAAAATTTTGAATTTAAAAATTCAAAGCCCAAAAAATTTAGAAGAAATAGAAATAATATCTCACATTTTGTATGAAATACTTCTTTTCGGCGAAAAAGATGAGGCGTATGAAAAAAAAGAAAAAAACCGAAAAAAGCTATGGAGAGAAATAGAAAAAGATATTAAAGATATATACAATCTTGGAGATGACTAACTTCTATAAAATACCAACTCACAACAAGTCTCCTAACATCGTTTATGCAGTAATTGAAATACCTAAAGGAATTAGCGCTAAATACGAGTATGATGAAAATTTAGATGCCTTTATTTATGACAGAAGTCTTTTAAGCGCAATGACATATCCCGCTAATTACGGTTTTATTCCTAATACTATTTCAGACGATGGTGACGCTCTAGATATTTTAGTTTATAATTCAATTCCTATTGAACGAGGGACTATTGTGGAATGTCAAGTCCTAGGGGTTTTAGATATGATTGATGATGGAAAAAAGGATTATAAAATTATAGGCGCCCCAACTTCTCATGTCAGGAAGTACAATTCATTACAAGAGCTTGATCCATTATTTTTAAAAATTTGTAAAAATTTCTTCCTTCACTACAAAGACCTCAATGGAAAATCCGTGGACGTATTTGGTTGGCACGGAGCAGACTTAGCAAAACAAATTATAGGCTTAAGCGAAAAAACGAAAAACAAGTGTAAATAAACGTGTTCACGATTTAAATATATGGCAAAAATACAAAAAAGCGAACTTTCATCTTTTGAAGGCACCTCTACTCTAGAAATTGATGGTCAAGAAGGACTCATTAAATTAGGTGTTGTTAAAATATACAACGGAACAAATGAGAATTTAAAAATAGAAATTCAGCATAAAAACAACGGCGGAGCTTACAAGACAATTAAAAAATATACAATATTGCCCGAAGAAGATTTAATGGCGGGAAATTTTGCATTCAATGATATTGATGATGGTTGGAAAGCTTTGTTTGATACCTCTGGGACTGGAGAGTACAATGTTTCATATACGCTAGTATGTGACTCTTCGTTAGAAAACAGTTATGGCTCAGGAGATACTTCAGGCTCAGGAGACACTTCAGGCTCAGGAGATACTTCAGGCTCAGGAGACACTTCAGGCTCAGGAGACACTTCAGGATCAGGAGATACTTCAGGCTCAGGAGACACTTCAGGCTCAGGAGACACTTCAGGCTCAGGAGGCACTTCAGGATCAGGAGATACTTCAGGATCAGGAGACACTTCAGGCTCAGGAGACACTTCAGGCTCAGGAGACACTTCAGGCTCAGGAGACACTTCAGGCTCAGGAGACACTTCAGGATCAGGAGACACTTCAGGCTCAGGAGACACTTCAGGATCAGGAGACACTTCAGGCTCAGGAGACACTTCAGGATCAGGAGACACTTCAGGCTCAGGAGACACTTCAGGCTCAGGAGACACTTCAGGATCAGGAGACACTTCAGGATCAGGAGACACTTCCGCACAAGGACTCCAAAATATTTCCTTACAATTTAACGATGAAGGTTCTTGGCCCGCTGGCAAAAGAACTGACAGAAGCCTAATTAGCAGTGTGCCTAGCAGTATAGCGCAGTCCACACAAGGAACAATTTGCTTTTGGATAAACTTTTTAAATGATCAGGCTAACCAATACCCTGTTAGACTTTACCATTCTACTTATCCTGAATTTACTGAAATAGAATTCAGGATGAGTAGAACTTCCCTTCAGATTGAAGCAAAAACAGGAGATGGCACGGGGGGTGGAGATTATGAAGAGACGACGCAATGGAGGGTGGGCGACGGAACAACTAGTTTTACTTGGGAAAAAAATACTTGGCATCATATAGCTTTAACACAAGACGATACGCAAGCAAAACCAAAAGTGTATCTAGATGGACTTTTGGTAGAGCAAAATATTTTTAGCCCTGCAGATACCCAAGAATCTTGGGATTGGTGGTTTAATTCTTACTACAACTTACGAAACGGAACGACAAGACAGACAATTAATCAAATAAAGTTAGGCGGTGACGGTTTTGTAGGCATGATAGATAATTTTGCAATCTGGGATACAGAACTAACAGCAGAAAACATAGAAAATATAGCTGATGGAGATCATACTTTTGATTTATCAACTTTTGGTGATCCTCAAATTTGGTGGCGAATGGGAAGAGATGATAATGTTACAGATGGTGTTCAAACTGGCGTAACTCCTACGGCGATGGGAGATTTCGGCAACAATACGATTTCAACAATTACCGATGAAGGTGTTTCAGGAACAGACGCAACATTAAACGGATTTACAGGAAATGTACAGTATGGAGTTCAGGGTACAATATATTATCCTTGGTTTGCTAAAAATGTAAAAACCAATTCATGAATAATAGCCAAAAGAAATACGCTTCTTCAGAAAAGGGTAAGATTGCAATATCAAGAGCTAGAAAAAAATATGACGAAGAGGATTTAGAAAGAAGACGCAAGCAAAAAAGGGATTACATGCGAAGAAAAAGAGAGCAAGATCCAAATTATTGCAAGTGGAAATAAAGCCTATTTTTTCTTTACTTTTTTAAATTTTTCGCATATCATAGGGCTATGAATAATATAAAATATTTATTAATAGTGATGATTGCATTTCTTATTGGAGCGCAATCAAATTTTAATCAAGCTTTTGATGGAAAAATTCAACCAAAAAGTTTTTCAAGAGATTCATATAAAGTTCTAGTAGAGCATGCGAAAGGTTGTTACTTAATTGAAGTCAATAGCATTCCAGAACCTTTTGATATTGCAGGTTCGAGACCATATGTTTTATGGGTAAATGGTGAAAGATTTAACGTACCTAAACAAGACCTCAAGAATATTATTGAAAAAGTTGGTCGAGAAAACATTCCGCCAATTGACAGAAATGACATTCACAAAGGTTGGATGAGATCTTTTTTTGAAAACCCTAAAACAATTAATGATTTATTAGCAAACTCTAAACATATACAATGAAAACAGGAATCACCTTCTCTACCTTTGACTTGCTGCATGCAGGTCATGTAATGATGCTAAAAGAGGCAAAAAGTGTTTGTGATTATTTAATTTGTGGGTTGCATGTAGATCCACAAATAGAAAGGCCTCAAAAAAATTGCCCAATACAATCCTTGCCAGAAAGATATATGCAACTTTCTTCTTTAAGTTATGTTGATGAAATAATTCCTTATCAGTATGAGCAAGACTTATGGAATATATTAAAAAGCTACAAAATAGACATTAGAATTGTTGGGTCAGACCATAAAAATACAAATTTTAGCGGCTTAGATATTTGTAAAGACTTAGGGATAGAAATATATTATAACAGCAGAAATCACGACTTCTCTAGCACAGAATTACGAAAAAGGATTGCAACTTCAGAAAAAAAGAAATAATGTTACCAAAAAGCGATTTATCTAAAATTATTGAGTTAAATTCCTCAATTTTAAAACTATTACCTAAAAACGATTCTATGCATGATATGTACTTCAAAATGGATAAAAGGCTAAAAGAGAGATTCGATTTATATGATAAATTTATTAAAAATCCCTACAAAGATGCTTCCCGCTCATTTAAATTAAATTCTGATAAAGAATTAGGTTTAGGCGAATATTTATCTCCAGAGGACTAGTTTTGACAAAAGTAATTACTTATGGAACTTTTGATATGCTACACTCAGGGCATATTAATTTGTTAAAAAGAGCTAAAGAGCTTGGAGACTACCTAATTGTCGGAGTCACTGGAGAAGACTACGATAAACAGAGAGGCAAACTAAATGTTGCGGAGAGCTTGCACAAAAGAATAAAAAATATAGAAGAAACAGGTTTAGCAGATGAAATTATAGTAGAAGAATACTATGGTCAAAAATTAATTGACATCCAATCTAAGAATGTTGATATATTTGCAATAGGCTCAGACTGGGTGGATAAATTTAATTATTTAAAAGAGTACTGTAAGGTAATTTACCTTCCTCGCACAAAAGGCGTTTCCAGCACAAAAATTAGAAACAAAAAGAATTTCATTAAAATAGGCATCATAGGCACTGGCAATATAGCATCAAGATTTGTAAAAGAATCAAAATTTGTTTCAAATGTCGAAATTTCATGCGTTTACTCAAAAACTTTACATAGAGCTAAACTTTTTGGACAAAAACATGAAATACAAAAATCTACCAATAATTTAGATACATTTATACAAAACGTAGATGCCGTATACATTGCGACAATTCACGAACTGCATTATATGTTTGCAAAAAAAATGCTAAATGCCTCAAAACATGTTTTATGCGAAAAACCTCTAACTTTGAATATCGATCAATGTAAGGAACTTTGGCAATTAGCCGAAGAAAAACATCTGACTTTTTTAGAAGGGGTAAAGACAGCCTTTTGCGAAGGTTTTATTAAAATGGTAAGCTTTGCAAAAAGTGGAGTAATTGGAGATATTATGCATTTAGATTGCTCTTTCACAAAACTAATAGAAGATAAATCCAGAAGGGAATTCATGAAAAATGGAGGAGCACATAATGAATTAATGAGTTATATGCTCTTGGCGGCAGCTAAGATTCTAGGAAAAAATGTAAAGAAATACAAGAACTTAAGATTTTACAAAAATTCTCAAGTAGATATTTTTTCTTCTTTAAACTTGGAATACGCAAACAGTATAGCAAATCTTTATTGCGGAATAGGTGCAAAAAAGCAGGGAGATTTAATCATTTCGGGCACAAAAGGATTCATTGTCTGCAAAGCGCCTTGGTGGAAAACTAAAAATATCCAAATTAAGTTCGAAGATTCATCTAAAGATTTTGAGTTAAATTTTGATTTTCAAGGAGATGGGCTGAGATATGAAATATCTGAATTTGCAAATTGCATATCTAATAAAAAAACACATTCATTCAAGTTAAATAATAAAGATTCAATTTTTATCAACAGTTATATTAATTGTAATTATTCAAAGATTGATGTGTAATATATTTTATGGATTCACTGTTTTTCAAGTATGTATTAGATAAATACTTTAAACCAAGATGTGATCAAAAAATCTGGAGTAAAATATCTTATTTATCTAACAAACCTCCGTTTTCTCTAAAAGATTTGGTTCAATATAATTGCTACACTCTTCTTGCAACAAAATTCAACACCCATTTTTTTGAAAAACAATATAGAATGGAAGCGAGAGAAATAATTCCTGAAGAAGCTTTTGGATACCATTCAAATGTTTTTAAATCTTTACTAGATGCTTTTTTTATAGCATCAGACTTTAATATCGAAGACTTAAAAACTTATATGTTTAATTTAAAAGGCGGAGGTTATATTTTTATAGAACTAAGTCCCGACAGCCTGATTAAATACAGAAATTTTGAAAATATTAAAGAGATTGAATTAGTAGAAAATTCTGAACATGGAATTATATTCAGAAAGCGAAAGTTAAACATTACTTACAGTAAAAACTTCTGGAGATATAAAAAAAAGTGCAGGCCAGACTGGCAACCGACCAGAAACTATAATCATTTAGCGAGATTTAATGCTGTATGTGAAAAATTTAATATAAAATATTCAGCGATAGGAGGAACAGCTTTAGGATTAGCTAGAAACGGAGGCATTATACCTTGGGATGATGATGTTGATGCTGCAACGACCCCTTATATGTGGGAATTATTAAGAAGCAAGCAGAAACACTTTCGATGGAATGGGATGAAATATTTTTATCACCGACCAGGAAGAAAACATATTGGTGCAGTAGACCTGTTTGGATTAAGATGGTTAAATAAAAATAATTTATACACTGGACCTTTAAAAGCCTCAGTTTCTAAAGTTGAATGGGAAAATGTAGAAAAACAAATATTTGGACTTTCTCATGTATATGCCCCTCTTAATTTGCACAGAATGTTATCCGCAAGATACGGAAAGCATTATTATGATATAGCTAATGGGAAAGACGCGTTTCACGGAAGGTGCAATTTTAAAAATTTTCAATTACTCGGAGAAGATAGGGGTTTCATTTGCACCCCTGAGCCGTATTAGACACTAGGTATTCGCCCATATGTTCGGAAAAAAAGTAAACTTGTTCCATCAGTTTAGATCTTTCTTCTCCTTTTAAAGTTTTAGCTTTTTCGTATAAATTTAATACGAAATCCGAATCTATCTTACATTCTATTTTAACTTTCTTTTCTTTTCCTTTTCTTTTCATAAAAATATTTACACTTTCAATGTTGACAAATATCATTAGATATGCTAATATCATCATTAATGAATTTAAGCAAAGACCAAGAAAAAGTGTTCTTAAAATGCGCAGAAGAGTTAACTGAGCTAGCTACAGTCTTACTGCAAGAAGTAAATAAAGACAAATGCAAATACAATAAAATTATTGAAGAAAAACTTGACGTTGAAAAACAGCTTAATAAATTAAGCCAAATCCTCAATACTGGAGAAGTTTAATTTTTATTGATCTTTACTTTTTGAGATTTCGATATATGTATAAAAATGATTAATTCGTTAGGAAGCTTTTTTTCGCGATATTTAGCTATGAATATGTTTCTTTAAATTTAATTTTATCATTTTTTTATATATCATAAATATATACACATGACACAACAAGAAAGAGAAAAAAGATTATATACTTTCAGAATTAAGTATAACTATGGAGACTACCATTCAGCTGAAGATAGTTATCATTATTATTCAGCTTTTTCAGCAGAACAAGCTTTAGAATATCATTGTTTCATGATGGAAAGAAAGAATCTCAAATGCCAGACTTTATCAATAGAGCGTCAATGCCCATGGACAGATGACTGGGAAGATTATAGCTCTCCTGAATTAAAAATTAATTAAGTTTTATTTTAAAGAAGATTTTTTAGACCAATCTGCTAATCTAATTTTTGGTAATTGAGCAGTTTCCCAAGAACGAGGCATACCGTACCAAAATAAAAATTTATCAACAGGGAAGCGGATTGTATGTCTTGTTTTTAATATTAATTCCTTACAAGTGAGCGAATCGATCATATATGCCTCACTGCCATGGCACATGCTTCCAAATCTTAAATTAACTACTGTTCGATCTTCAGGCTCAATTTGCTGATCAGCCATCAATTTAATTACGTCATAAGGCTCGACATCATCTTCCAGTATAAGATATTTTTCATTTTTTCCAGTCAAATTATAAATTTTAAATATTTTAGCCCATACATTGTAGTGGCTTAAAAAACAGCCGTAAGCACCTTTGCATCTATTAAAATGCCTAGCGAATCTTTGATAAAGATCTACCTTAAAACCTCGCTTTTCAGCGAAACTTTCGCCTTTTTTTCTTGAATCAAAGCATGTAGATTTTTCTAAAAAATGCATGCCAACATACTTTGACCATCGAGACGGATCACAGTTAATCATATACGCCTTGTTTATCATATATGATATTATATATTACACATCAATTATCTATATATTTAAACCCTAATTTTTTATAAAATTCTTTTTTTTCAAAAACTTCCATGCTGCGAATTTGATGATTTACATATTCAGCAATTCTCATTCTTCTTTTCTCAGGCGACCCATTAACAAAAAACATAAACATAGATTCGTTTTCTAATTTATTTAACAAATAATCAAAAATGTGACGATCCACAATTTTTTTATATAGAGTTATTTTTTCTTCGTAAGTCATGCTTTCATAATACGATAGGGAGATTAATTCAGATTGTATTTTTTCTTTGATCACAAACTTAGCTGGACGAGTAGACAAAACCCTATCATATATATAACTTATTAATACATCTCGTTGACTTCTATCAATATTCATTTTACAAATTTTAAATTAAACCAGTCTAAAAAAAACTGAATATTTTTATTACCACGAGCTTGACCCTGAAATATATTCATATTGTACTTTTTACACAATAAAGAAAGAACGCTTTGGTCCTCTCTATGAGCTTGAAAGCCTCTATTTTTTTTAAATATGCTCGTCGAGCCGCTAGAAAGATTAAGGAAAAAAGAGCAAAAATGAAGCCACATTCTTGCAAAGTCTCTATTTTGTTTGTTATTTTTCAAGAAAAACCAAGTGGCTTGCACTTGAGGAGTTTCGGTATATTTAGGGCTATCGCAATCCATCGTAATAAATAAATCTCTTTTAGTCCAACGTTTTTCGCACATAGTATATGCGGAAGTTTCATGAAATAAATTTCCATATTTTTCAACATAATCAAATAAAACTGAGAGATTAACATTTTTAAGATTATTATGATTAGCGTCATAATAAAATATTATATCACCTTCTTCCGAATGATTAAGCAAAGCATCAAGAACAATAAAAGGCTTCCACATCCAAAGCCCTGCCCCTCTTTTTATTCTGAAAATTGCTCGATTTTTTGATATAAAATCCCTTAAACCAGCAGAAGCTGGGCTATACGTAAGAACCTTATCTATTGAACAAGCCCCTTTTTTAACATTTGCCTCTCTTTGTTTGATTATTTTATTAAATAATTTATTTCTCCCCCAACCCGCATTTGGATGGGAGTGATACTGAACAAGTAAATTCATTTTAGCAATCCTTTCTTTTAGTTTGTTTAATCATAAATACACAGAATTATCTTGACTTTTTAAAGTTTTTTTGAGAACATGTATAAATAAATGAAAAATGAAACAGAATTTATTAATTTAACAGAAATGTGGAAAGACGGAAAATATGTCGAAGTAGGAGATATTATTTTCAAGGAAGACTGGAGTCATTCAAGAGTAGCGGAGTTTTGCTTGTATTTTGCAAAATATTTAGGCTTGAAAGAATTAGATATATTAGTTAGAATATTATAATATGAATAAATTAAAAAAACTTGTAATAAGGCTAGATGTACTAAACGAAGAAATAGAATTGATTGAGTCTTTAATTGAACCACAAGATTGTGGACACTTAAAGACAACAGTCTCGGTATTAAAAGAGAGAATGAAGAAGCTTAAAGAACAAATATACGACTGGAAAGATGAATAAGCTCGACGGGGTATGGGAAACACATGATTTCGTAATCAAACACCTTACCGAAGGGGAGGCAAAATACAACAGACTTCTTTCTGAATTGCCGATTTATGTAGAACTTTACGAAAAAGGTGGAATTAAAAAATCCGAATTGCTTGACAGCGTAGAAAAGGCAGAAAAAAACTGCAAATCGCTACTCAGCCTTTACAACAAACACTTACAAACTATAAAAGAAATACACATCATGATTAAAAACAATGATGTACCCCCAGAAAGAGAGGTTACAGCAGAGGTTGTAGATGAATTAAAATCAACAACACTAGACCTAATGGAAGCAATCAAACAATCTATGAAATTATTTACTTTCCTCAAAAACGAGCACCATTTATAATAAGTAAATATGGATCAAGAAAAACGGAGCATTAAATATATTGAGTTTCATATGTTTGAGACCTTTCATCCCATTTTTCTTAAAAATACTCAAGAGGCTTTTTTCTGGCATAATGATCAAGGTTTACCAAGATATGAAAGCATTATAAATAAAATTAGTTTTTTATTTCCGCCTTTTAACCCAGAAAGTAACGAATATGATAATTATAACCCTGATTTTTAAAAATGTGGAACTATAGAATAATAAAAACAAAAGACTCGTATGGACTCCACGAGGTCATGTATAACGATAATCAAGAAATTACTGGTTATGTTGAAAATCCAGAGATTATAGGCGAGAACCCAGAGGAAATTTTACAAACGCTCAGGCTAATGCTTGATGATGTAAATAAATCATACTACAATATACTCGAGGCTGAAAAAATAAAATTCGCACCAATGTATGACGAAAAAGATTTAAGCGAAGCAATTACTTTTGAAGAGTTTAGCAAAATGCTAGATAAGCTAGATCAATAAAAATTAGCGCAATAAGCATGTTATATCAAGCATAATCTATAGATTATCAATAAATTTATCATATAACATCAACTAATTGTAATTTTGCTTTTTATATCAAGCAAATATATTGTTTTTTCTTTACTTTGCTAAAAATATATACTATACTGATAAAGTATGAAAAATAAAGAAGGCTATTCAATAATAGAGGGAATGATCAGGCAGTCATGCGATTTGCCAATAGAACCTCCTCAGAACGAAATCACATGGGCATCTTCAGATAAGGTTAATAAATACAAAAAAGAAATTACAGAGATTCTTGATGCATTAGAAGATATTGAAGAAGGCTGGAAAGGATCATTGCTGACAGACGAAAGTTCTTTTGGAGATTATGACATGACAAAAGAAGAGCTAGCACTATTAAGCTTTAAACTACAAGAAGATATAAAGAATACAGATCTAATAGTTGATATCGCGGAAAAAATGAATAAGTTTTATGAAAGTAATTCTTAGTAAAATATTATATTATGTCGGAGATTTCATTAGTAAATTAATGAATTATGATTGTTTTGCTTGGCTATATCCTTTGTATAACAGAACAATGAGCTTAAGCTGCGATCTTGACAAGCATGGAAAGATATGGAAGATAGCTAAGAGGAGAAAGCTTCGTGAGTAATTATTTCCAAAAGAAGAAGAGCCCGAAATTCCGCAAAAAATCCTAAAGATCGTGATATTTTTTTTCCCACCAAGGTTTACTTTTCGCCCTTTCATCTAAATAACTTATAATTACTTCTCTTAATGCTTGACTTTCTACAGAACTTTTAATATACTTATCTAATGAAATATTTTGATGCGCAGCCCACTGACTCCATTCGTCAAACATTTTTTTTGTTATGCGTAATTTAATTTCCTTAAATTCTAACTTCTCGTCTGGATCAATATATTTTTCAGATTCGCTCACAACTTTATTATATTAAAATATGGATAAAAGTATAACAGAAAACATTTTTTTTCAAAGAGGATACGCAAAAGGTTGGGACGACGCACAAGAAACTCTCGCAAAAGCATTTGATAAAATTTTAATTAAAGCTAAAACCGAAGCGTATGACAAAGGGCACAAAGAAGGTGCAAATCAAAAAAATAACGATCCTTGTGTTTGTGGATTTTGGGGCAAAACACACTCAAACCAATTAGTATCTGACTGGCATAATGAATGCTTAAACGAAGGAAAAGAAACAACAGAAGAAAAACAAGAATACATGATTGTAGACTGGAATCGCCCACATGGTCACGAAAAAGTTCCATCTAAGAAAAAAATTATTTTAACAAGAGACGAGGCTTATGATTTAAATAAAATGCTAACATTAAATGGAGAAAACAAAAGATATATAAAATTATGAAAACAATACATAATACTAAAAATTGCAATTACAGAAGATTTCTTTACAAAAAATTAAAGCATGGCAGGATTAGTGGAAAGTTTTATAAGTTTATTTGCAGGAGTCACCCTTACCGAATTACAACTCGTAACATACAATTAATTGTAAGACAAATTCTTGATGGTAAAATGACAGAAGATAAAGGTATTTGCTTACTACAACAAGACGACAGGGAGCTCAAACATCAACAAGATATGTATAGGTCAAATGTAGAGTGTAGAAAGAAAACAGGATTGAATCAAATAAATAAATGAAAGAAAAATTAAAACTAACATATGAACTTTTTGCTTGCGTAGGCGTGTTCTTTTTGCTATTCTTATTTCAATTATGGTTCATACTAACAGGAAGAGAATAATGAAGTGCCCGATTTCAAATAAAGACGACATGATGGACGATTGTCATATAACCATAGAGTTTGGCTATGGCAGCGATAAAGATTTAACAACATATACATTTTCGCCAGTACATGACGAAGTTGGCAAAAAAGTATTAGCGTATATCCAATCCATCTCAGGAAAAGGGGTTGATATAGAAAACTTTGCAAGAGATGTAATGGATGAAACTTTTAATAATTAGTCATGTTAAACAATTATAATTTAAAACTTAACCAAGAATTATCCAAGCTAAGAGCAGAGACTCCTGAATCTATAAAAGCAGAAGAAATTCTAAATAACTCCAATTCAATAGAAGAATTAAATAAGTTATTAAAAGAGCTTCCCGAAAATGAATTCGAACCAGTGGCAGAACAAATAATCAAAAAATTACGAGAAGAAAGTCTTGACTAAACAAACAAGCTGTGTTAATCTATAATCATGACAAAATTAAAATTACTAGCAGTAACAATTTACGCTTTTTACGCCTTCGGCTGCCAAAGCAATCAGCATAAATACAACATAAAATGGCAAGATTCTTTTCAAAATCACTTGCCAGACGAAATGCAACATAAGCTAGTAAATAGGCACGAACAAAATCAAAAAGAATTTTTTGTATCATTAAAGTAAAAATGAACGAACAAGTCCTAGGCTTAACCTGCATAAGTGAAGAACTAAAAGAGAAAGATAAACAAAAATATTCTTTCCGAACTATGACGCGTAAGCGTTTCAACGATTTATGCGAAAGAGAAAGTAGAGATGAAGCAATTAAACAGCTATCTGAAAGAATTTTACATAATGTTATTGTCACTCAGTACATTGTTAATCATTGTATCAATTCAAATATTCATCATTATCGCCTTAGCTCTGCTTTATTTCCCCTTCTTACTGATGAAACTTTGGGAATATCTCTTGACGAACTTCCACACAAAGCCCAAATAGAGGAAGAGCTTAGACTCGCAGGAGTGATAGCCTTTACTTTCAAAATTTCAATCGGCTCTCACCCCGATCAATTTAATGTTCTTGCGTCAAATAATAAAGATGCAGTAAGAAGAACTATTAATGAATTGAATTTTCAAGCGAGCATCTTAGATAAGCTAGGCTTACCTCAAGATCATACTGCTCCAATGAATATTCATATCAATTATACCCCTCAAGCCGACGAGACCCTAGAAGTAGTTGCAGCTAGATTCTTTCGCAACCTCTCTATGTGCAACAAAGGTGTCTACAACCGCCTAACTATCGAGAATGAAGATAAAGGTTTCTTTAATGTAGATAACTGCATCAAACTTAGCGAGTATTTGTTTGCCGTGTTCGGTGTGAATATCCCTGTTTGTTATGACAACTTACATGATTTTTGCAACCCATCAGAAGAGCGTAATCTTATATTTCAAGCAGAGCGTTGCGCGAATACATGGATAAATCAAGGAGCTGGAGACAACAACTTTATTGCCCCTGTTTTTCATTGGTCAGAAGGTAGACCTGATAAGCCAAGAGCTCATGCAGATTATTTTGCGTTAGGCAATCAACCTCCTCATATCGCAATTGATCCCGATCAGCCTGCAAAATGGGAATGCGAAGTTAAAGCTAAAGATAAAGCGATAAAAGTTCTAAGGAAAAATATTGCAGAAAAAAATACAGAAGCGTTGACATGAAAAAAAACAACAAAGAACTATGCATAGGAGATAACATAAAAGAAAAATCTTTTAAATTGCGAAGGCGAGTTGGTCAAATAATATCAATACTTGAAGATAACCCCTCAAATCCAACACTAGAATGCATATCCATTCACCCGAAAACATTATTACCTTCGGAAAACATATTTGGTGAGTTTAGGAGATTTAAAATCAAGAGAAATAATGTCAAATATTATGTTCCTCGCCACAAACTTTTTAAAAAGAAAACATTTAGTGTCGGTGGGTTTTGCTCGTATAGAGGTGCAACTAGAATTAGATATGGAAGGATTATGGGGTATTTAAATAGAGAAGAAGGTTTATACCCTCATTCTTATGACCTACAAGAGCATAACGGAAAAGATTTATTGCAGTGCGTAGAAATTAATCCCGATAATTTAAAAAGAATTTTAGACGCAGACAATCATCCAAATATTTTTATCGCAGACCCAAATAAGTGCAAGGTTGTAGATGTCCTAGATAAAGATGAAAACGGAAATACTATAATCGCAAGAAGACTGGATATATAATGAATCTTTTATGGAATCTTTTATTTATTATAGGAATTATAGCTATAAGTTGTTTATTAATGATTGAACTATGAGTAAAACAAAATCCCAAAATGGCAAAGGGGATTCTCCCCGAAATAATAATTCGAAAAAATTTAAAGACAATTATTCCAAAATCAATTGGAAGAGCAAAAGAAAAAATGATCAAAACAGAAAATCTTGAATTAATCAATGGAAATCTCTTAGATTTTCCAAACGGAATTAACAGAATTGCTCATTCCTGCAACACTCATAATATTATGGGAGCAGGAATTGCGAAACAAATTAAATATCGCTACCCGCATTCATACGCTTCTGATTGTGAAGCCATGATGCAAGGAGAAAATTCTTTAGGCAATTGGAGCTTCGCATGGGCAGATTCTACGCTAGAAAAAGGAATATATAATATGTATACTCAAGAAAAACTTGGGGGGAATAGGGCAGTAAATTATGAAGCATTTTACAATTCTCTAGAATTTGTTGCAAAAAATTTAGAGTATCATTACCTGCATAATGATGGAGATATTATTTTTGGCTTGCCTTATGGAATTTCCTGCGGACTTGCGGGAGGGAGTTCAAGAATCATCAATACAATGATCCACGATATTTTAGTTGACATGCCGTTTAAAACATATATAGTTAAATACAATGAATAAATTAGAAGAAGCAATGAGCAACATGTCTAACATTCAAGATGATATTAATGCACTTATTTATGCTATCGGAGATTCGCCTCGAATATATAAGGAAGACGAATTACTAAATATGCTAATTGGCATGAATCAGTTATATAAAACTCGCTATGAAATGATGTGGCAAGAATATGAAAATTCCAAAAAAGGAGATCCGCATAACTTTGACGACTTGAACTTTCAACAATTTAAAAATTTAAAAAATAAACAGTAGCACAATCTATATAACATGAAATTATCACTAACATTACATAACAAAACTTACAGCGTTGAATCTGATGAAGCTTTTGATGGGATAAATGTTACCGAGCTGGCAGAACAATTTAAAGGCTTGCTTGTTAACGCAGGATTCCACCCAAGCAATGTAGACGAATTATTTAACATAGAGTATCAATGGTTCACAGAAGAAGAAAGGCACGGTAACCTGCAAGGACATTTAGGCAATTATGAAAAAACAAAAAAAAGAATCGAAGAGTGGCAACAAAATTTGTACAATCAAGATGACGATGATATTTTTGAAAAATGAAAACAACTGAATTACAAATAAAAGAAAACAACAAAGGAGAATTGTATTTCAATATCCCCGATGATGTACTCGAAAGAATAGGATGGGAAGAAGGCGATGAAGTAAAATTCGTAGAACAAGGCGACAGCTTTTTATTAAAAAAAGTTAAATATGAAAGTGTTGAGCTTGATTTAGATGAGGAAGATTTACTCAAATATATGACTTATGCACACGAGCAAAACATAACATTCAATCAATTCTGCGAGCAAGCAATCGAAGCAAAATTAGAACAAGATGACAGAAAATAGTTATATCGCTCCCAAGGGAGGCTATAAATTAATAATCAAAGATCGAAAATCTAAAGAAGAAATTTTAATAATTGAGTCAGAGGATTGTCAAGAATTAATATCACTGGCAAGCGAATATGACAAGCAAAAATTTTCATTTACCCTTTGTGGTAAAGATATATTTTTATCAGAGCAATGAATTATAAAATAATGAACAAAGTGCAAGAAAATATCGAAAAATTCAGAGAGCTAAATAAGCAAATAAATGATCTAGAAATTGAGCTAGAATGGGCAGAAAATCAGTTAAATGATTATAGATACATATCAGAATTAGAAAAGAAAATAGATAATTTATATGCAAAACTCGAAGAGTATGAAGAAGCCCCACAATCTTAGTTTAAAAATGCCATTTAGCGGCTATCAAGAGCCCGTGCAAATTCAATATTCAGCAGATCAAATAAGAAAAAGAGTTTCTTATAATTTTTGGAAACCTATCGTTGAAAATATGTCTTGGATGCCATTTGCAAATTTAGTCAATGCGACAGCTTTAGTATGGTCAAAAATGGATGATAGACATAATTTCGGAACTAATAAACAAGCCTATTATGACCTAGAATCGCTAGTGTTTTGTCTGCTGGAGTCTAAAGGCGATATAACCTTGTAATAGATGTGCAACTTTTGCCCAAACTTTTTTAAATTTTTTAATTCCTTTATACGCAGGCTCTCCATCTGCTCGAATTTTTAAAAAACGAAAATTAATTTCACAAATATTAATATTTTCTTTAACAGATTTTATTCTAAGTAAATTTTCGTAATCTTGCATTTTTAATCCAAGCTTGTAAAACCCTTCTAAAAGAAGGGCGACGCTATCAATATTCCCTGCATAAAAACCATTAGTAATCCCTTTATCTAAATAACCTTTATTTTGATCAGAAACAATAACGCAATCATGCTTAAACCAATTTAAATCAATTTCCTTTTCAAACCAAAAGTCAGAACAAAATACAATAGCTTTATCAAAATTATTTTTATTTTTTAACAATTTCTTAGAAACATTGTGTTCGAGAAATTTTTGCTGAAATGGATGAAAACCATGCACGGAATAATATTTTGCTGAAAAAGTTGCTCGCAACCTCCATGGTTTATAATATTTTCTAATTATTTTATTTATATTTGGTTGAATATATTTTTGGTAATTATTTGACCTTAAAATTTTTTCATCAATTTGTTCCTGAATTCTACCGTCAATTTTAAAAGCAAAATTATCAATATAATGTATTTCATATAAAATATTCTCATTCTCTAATATTTTATAAATTTTTTCGTGATGATTTCCATCGGTAATCGTCAAAGACCTTGAGAAGCAACCAAATACAACTACTAATACTTTTGTTTTTTCTGTTGACATAACTGAAAATATCTAGTAATATATACACAATGAAAAGAATTTTTAATAAGTTCATAATGTTTTTTCAAAAAAAGAAAATAAAAAAGCAAATTAATAATTCAATAAATAAAAACGAAAAAATTTTAGAACAAATAAACGATCACATGGATTATGATGGAATGGGTAATTACGGAAGATTCCCACCAACCAAAGAGAAGTAATGAAAAAATATTTATCAATCATAGCAGTAGTCCTCATGGGTTGCAATCATTCTGCCAACCTAAAACCCGAAGACACTAAATTATCTCGCTCATTAGAAATGCAAAAAGAAATAAATTATATATTATCTTTAGATGAAGCATATAAAATGGAAGAGAAAATGTATTTAGAGGAAATACGCAAAGCTCAAGCACATGATGACGAAGATGCATTTATGTTTTTTCTTCGAGAGTATGCTAAAGTAAAAAGATTAGATTTGCCCGAATGGATAAAAAAAGAACCAAATTATATTGAGGGCGGAGTAAATATAAAATATTAATTTATGTAGATGGGTTGACCTCTTTTCCCTGCTTGATCAACAAAAAAAGACTAGCAAGTAATTCGATTACTACTATATCGGAGTTAGTCATGGACACTCTCCATGCAAATATTTAAACTATGAAAATAAAATTAGGGATACGAGGAAGTACAGATGCAATCAATCATATTATCATCAAGATAGATGATCTTATGCTTGTAACTGCTGACAATTTATTTTTAACAGGAGAAGAAGGTAGAGAAAAAACAGGAAAAAATTTAGTTCAATTATTAAATTCCCTATCGAAAGATCACGAAATATCTGTTAAAAAAAATCTTGCCAAAGAAATTGAAAGAGAACTAAACTTAAATGGAGAGATAATCGAATATAGCGATAAAGATGAATAGTTGGACTAAAAAAGATATATTACTATTAACTTACTCAGTCTTAATGAATTTAGTCACCCTTACAATAATTCTGTTGGCAGTATGTAGCTAAAAAGAAAAGGCTTGACAAATTTCAAAACCGAGAATATACTTTAATGTATTATGAGTGGAGAAGGATTATCAGTTAGCTTTAGAAGAACGGCAATGACCCAAAAGTCAAATCAAGAACTTCTTAGGAAGTTTCAAGGTTTAGTTTATTCTAATAAAAAAATAATGTCGCACATGAAATGGTATGGTCATGCTCATAGTGTTACACTAGAAGAACATGGAGATGAAGAGTTGGCAGAATGGCAACGAGAAGGAGTTGCCATCAAAGATACTTTTTGTTTTTGTATTAGCCTGTATGAGTCTTGGCATGAAGATGCAGACATATACGAATCTCACAGCAGGGATGATAGTTTCGTTTCTCTTGCTAGAGAATTTGCAAAGAATAATGGGTTGATGTATTTTTCAGAAGGCTTTCCTGCTGAGTGGATAGAGACAGAAACCATTGATGGTGAAAAATGCTGGAATCATTTTAATGTAAAGTCCGATGATAAAAACATTGACAAAATATGTAAAATATGGGAGAATTATGGAATGTCTATGGTTAGAGCAGAACAATCGGGAGAATACGAAGAGGTAAGGAGTTCAATTTGGTCATCAGCAAGAGATGATATTAAAGCAGTAATGGAGAAATAATATGAGCAAACTTAATAGAGCCGCCCCAATTAGCGTGAAAAAAACAACAAATAAAATAATTAATTTATGCAAGCAGTTGCAAGAGCTTCCTTTGAACGATGATGACAAAGAAGACTTACTGCATTGCGAAATATATCTATCCAAAATAAAAGTAAAACACGACAAATAAAATATGAACTTTATACATGACAAATCGCCCTTGGACAAATATGTCCTCATAGACACAAGTCTTAAACCATCTTACGCTAGACTCAGTAAAGCAGTAGACTTGACAGAAGCAGAAGCTCGGCAAAAGAATTACGCTTTCTCAATGAATCGCTCTCAAAAAAAATACATAAAGGAATTAGAGTGGAATAAGCAATGAAAGACGAAATTTTAGTTGAAGAAAAATATATAAAGAATAGAAGTAACCCACTTTATGTTATTACATCTTTTCACGCAAAAGCAATAAATAATATGACTCGCAAAAAAAGCGTTGACGAGGTAGACTTGCAGTCTCTAAGCGACTTGGGTTATGCAATAGCTCTAAATAAATTAGATGCCTATGGGAGCAAAACTTATATAAAACACAACCTTAGAACACGCAAAGAACAAAGACATCGTTGAATTATAAATATAATATAACTTTTTTTCTTGACGATAACCCTAACAACGAAGAGCGATCACGACAAATAATAGGATTTAAGTCAAAAAAGAATATGATAAATTATCTAAATTCAAATAAAAACGAACTAAATAAACTAACTAGCGTTCAACTTAATTTCAAACAAATATCTTTAGCATTAAGTCAATCATCATGGAGAATAAAGAAAACAAAATAGTCGATCAAATGGTTTCAGATTTGATGGAAATTTATTACAGAGATTATGTAAATTATGAAGAAAAATCTTCTCCAAAATTAACAGAAAAACAAGTCAATGAACTTATGAAAGAGGTCGAAAAAGCCAAAACACAAAGAAGGATAGATGAATCAACTGAGGGTAGAGGCTTGTATTGATAAATGTTTGATGATGGAATAAATAATGAGTTTGAACAAGCTCATCAAAAAGGCTTAAATAGAGGCTTTGATTTAGGGTGGTCATATAAAGGAAGGTTTGATCGCCAAATAATAGAGGATGAAATAAGCTCGCTAGAAAAACAATGCAATAAAGTTTCAGATCCCGAAACAAAATTAAGATTTCTTTCGCAAAAAGATAGCTTGCGAAAAGTTTTATCACAAATAAAAAACCATCCATCCAACAGAGAAAACATTACCTTCAATAGTTGGTAGTTAGTTTTATCTAAAATATTTTTCAACTATTACTTAAAAAATGCGTTGACATTCCCTAATAAGTCTGTCAGGATGTATTTATGTCAAACAAACGAGGAAGAAAAAAAGGCTATTGTCCTTATGTAGATATTACCTACGAGTCACTAGGAGATTACCTTGGCAAGAAAGGTATCGTAAGAGTGAGTAGAGCTTGGTTAGAAACTTTAGGCTATGAAGTTTCGGAGCAACAGGAAATAGTTTTACCACAAATAATTCTAACAGAAAAACAATCAAATAAAGTAGAAGAGGAGTCCAAAATTGAATACAAACTTACACACTTTGAATAGGCATAAAAGATATTTCCCCGAACTTATCGGGCAGTTAGCTGTAAAGAAAAAATTATCTTTTTACCTTGATGCTTTTGAGGCAACAAGCCTTTCGCCATTTTTATGCCTTGTAGGTGCTAAAGGTTTAGGCAAGACTGAATTCGCAAAAGCGTATGCAAAAAACCTGCATAATGATGACGGAAAAGGTAGAGCCTTCCTTGAGCTTAATTGTTCAACAATAAAAAATAATGAACAATTTTTTGAGCAAATATTCATGCCATTGATTCACGACAATGAAATAACTATTTTATTTGACGAAGCTCATGCTTTGCCAAAAGATTTGACTATGGCATTTCTAACTATTTTCAATACAGAAAAAAATCATACTAAAAATTTTGAGTGGGATGGAATGAATTTTGAGTTTAATTTTAAGCGTCAAACTTTTATTTTCGCAACAACAGAAAGTGATAAAATATTCCCACCACTAAAAGATAGATTAACGACTATTGATTTTGAACCTTATTCAAGGGAAGAGCTTGCACAAATCCTAAAGCTCTGCACTCCAAATATTACATTTACAGATGGTGCGTTGGCTAAAGTTGCAAGATCAGTTCGCAATAACCCTCGCAATGCAGTTATGCGTTCTAAGGAAATTGTATTGTTTTGTGCGAGTAAAAATACTAATCATTTTACCGAAAAATCATTTGATGAACTTTCGGACGCAATAGGCATTTTACCATACGGAATTTCTTATACCGAGAGACAGATACTAGATGTACTCAAAGAATGTGGAAGTTGCTCCTTAACCACTCTTTCTGCGAAGATTGGTTTAAGTCCATCAGCTATTCGTCGTGACCATGAAATGTATTTGCTCAATAAAAATCTCATGGAAATTGACGGCAAGCGTAAGATTACTGCTCAAGGCATCAAGGTTTCTGATCTTGCCCACGCAACGCTCACCTCAGAAGGGTAAAACTTTTTTTAGAAAAATGTTGACATCGACAGCCAATCTGTCATGCTGAAAGAATAACAACTCAAATTAGGAATAAATAATTATGCAAGAAATAATAGATAAAATATACGAGCGTATGCAGTTTTGTGCAGATGCTCAAGCAACAACACAAGAAGAAGAACACAATTACATTCTTGAACTAAGTTGCTTAAACGAAGTTTTAGATCAAATAGAGGGATTCCCTTGGAATCATTTTGAAAATGAGTGTGAGTAATTCATATAGCGTTGCAGTTCCCTTTACCCAACAAGAGTTGGAAGAGATGTTGTACGAAGATAAAGAATTCACATGGACATTTGATACAAGTGAAGATAAAAATGTTGTGATTACATTGCACTTAGCAAAAGATCACGGAGAGGAATAAATTATTATGGAAATGAGAGCATATCTAATTGAGCATTTAAGAGAGTTAGTTAAGCGAGAGCAAATACCTCAACATCATGCACAAGATGTGCTTGAGCTTTATGATGATGAATGTGATGACACAAGCGAAAATACTGCTTACGATAAAGCAATGCAAGATATAGACAACATTATAGCAGGAGAGTGGGATTTATAAATGAAAATAAAAACTTATGAAATAGAAATAAGTAGCAAGACCTCTCGCACTTATTATATTGATGCAGAATCAGCAGATGAAGCGATAGAGAGAGCTTTTTATGAGCTAGACCATGATTGGGAAATAAGTACGGCATGGAAGGACGGAGCAGAGATTGAGAGTTGTGAACCTTATTTTCTCGATGAAAATGGACGCAAGGTGGTGGGTACATCCCACATGGATGACGATCAATTTGGTGCGTACATCGGAGGAGAAGAAGCAGACGCAATGGATTATGATGGCATGGGAAATCATAAAAGGTAATAAAAGGCTTGACACATCGCAACAACCTGTCATTATGGAAGCATGAAGATAAAAAATAAATGGGACGAAGAGTTTGAAGTGAGAGTTGGAGACTATGTAGGATTCAAATGTGACATTGAACAAATTGGGAAAGTAAAAGAGATTCAAAGAAGAGGAGCATTGATAGTTGAAAACAAAAATGGATTCGATGGAGACTACATTGGTGGAGATACGGAAGTGTTGGTTGGATTTGATGAAGTATGGAAAGAATGAATTGGCACATAGAGATAACTAAAGGTGGAGCAGAGATTCATGTATCTTCTTCAAAAGAATCTATTTTTATTGGAGAAGGATATACCAAACAGGAACAAGCAAGAAGTTTAGAACTTGCAAATATTATCGTAAAAGCACTAAATAAACATGAGAACAACTGAAAGGCAAACTAGAGAAGGTGAACCAACTATTGATGATATGCGTTATGATCTTGCAGAGCAAGAAGCAATGAACATTAGCGTTGGTCAAATCATTGAAATATTATTAGATGGTGTTCAAGGACTGAATGAAATTCCCGACATCGAAATCAAAGATGAATGGGAATCAATGTTTGAAGATTCAAAATAATGAGATTAACAAAATATCAAAAAGCACGATTACTAGAATTTGAATGGGATGCAGTACAAAACAAAGATGGACAAAATTGCCGTTGGTTAGAACTAAGCCCCGAAGACGGAACAATTTTCAATGAAGCCTGTAAAGTTTTAGACTTGACAGGAGATGCAGATTATGTTCAACTACTTATCGTAGGCACAAAAGAAATACATAACGAAGAAAAATAAATATGAGTTTAGCAAGAGAAGTTAATGACAGGCTTGATGCAATTCTTGCATTAGGCAAAACAGATAAGAGCAAAAAAGCGATACAAACAATAATAGATGAATTGAATATTCTAACACATAAAGGTCAAAACATCAGAAACATATTTACAAATATTTATTATGTAAATGATTTTTCTCAAGATAGGAAAATATCAAATGAATCTAAGGCAAGCAACTAAGAGCTTTCCACAACAATCAAACAAATAAAACCAAATAAAAATGAATAATGTTACAAATATAGATTACGAATTGCTTGCAGAGCAAAGAGAAGTTTTACTTAATTCAATTTGGCAAGATGAACAATCTCCACTTTGGGGAGTAGTTGACTTGCTAGATGAACTCATTAACGCAGATGAACTTGTCAAAGTAAATCGCTGATTTGAAAAAAAAGGCTTGACATCTTTTGGTAACTTGTCATACTTGTAGATATGAATGAGATAAACAAGCAAGATGTAAGTATCGAAAAAATAGCGAGCGAGCTAGAAAAACTAAACCAAACATTAGTGCTAATTGCACAAATTTTAAGAAACAAATGAAAATTATGAATGTAGATATTATTTACGCAAGTGATGTAGAAGAATTTTTCTACAAAGACAATAATGAAGCAGTACCAAATGGCGAGCTTGTCGGTTTTGATGTTGACACAGGAAATGAAGTAGAACTTGTGTTAGATTCAAATATTTATTGGAATCCCGATGCGTCCGTGGAATAGTCTTAATTCAAGAGGAAAACTTGTGCTATTGGCTTGCGTAATGAATGTCTGTTTTGCAGTATTCTTTGCAGTCAACGGCAGTTGGTTCTCGATACCAACTTTATTTTGTGCAATATTCTGTGGAATAGGCACATATTCAGATAAATACAAACAATAAAAAGTGTAATTATAAGCGAAAGGAACACACCATGTACTTCAACTATGCAAAAGTAAATTGGAATAGATTCTCACCTAGCGACATCTATTTCAAAAGTAATATACTCACTAAAGGATTAGAGGATGAAATCAATATAGTTTCATACAAAAATAAAGGAGACTTTTATCAAGAGTATGATAAAGGAGTTTTTGTAAAACTAAATAATACAAAAGATAATTATCCAAATGCAGAGATAAATATATTTGACAGAACTCCATTAAGAAATAGATCAAATCAAAATAGAGTAGCCTACCATGAACATTTTGATAATCTCGTTTACCTATATACCACTCACCAACAAGCGATCCATCAGCGAGATGCAAATGGAAATTGGCAAATGACACCTATCGGCAATCCAAAACCAAACGAAGAAGGTTATGCAATCAACTTTCATAACTTTTCTGCACATGATCCAAGAGTATGCCAAGAGCAAATCGACATCGTTTATGAGGTTCGTAACTTCTTGGCTACTAGGATTTTAGAGCGAAAACAAAAAAAAGTCTTGACAATGGTTGCCTAGTGTGCCATTATTATGGAATAACAAACGAAAAACCCAAAACAAAAAAATTATGATTATTGCACAAGACAAAGCTAAGAGAATAGTTCAATCGCACGACTTTGATGAAGTCAAATGTACTATTGATGCAGAAGATATGCGTTATGTAGCATCGTTGTTGCGAAACAACTATTCCAAACCTATACTTGCAGTTATTCGTGAGATTACTGCTAACGCACTTGACGCTAACCTAGAAGCAGGAACAAAGAAACGAGCAATCGTAAAAGTTCCATCTTCTTTCAACCCTGTTTTCTCAGTAAGAGATTTTGGTGGCGGTTTATCGCAAGAAGATGTATTTGGATTATACTCCAAGTACGGCAAGTCAACCAAGAGAGATTCAAACAATTATATCGGTGCATTTGGTATAGGTAAGTTTGCTCCACTTTCTTACGGAAACAACTTCACTTGCGTATCCTATCATGGTGGAAAGAAGACTTCATACGATATTTATGTCAATGATGACGATGATACCAAGATTTCTAAGTTGCACGAAGAGCCTAGCAATGAGCCAACAGGCTTATGCGTAGAGGTTGCAGTTGCAGATAGTGATGTAGACAAGTTCAAAGAAGAGGTTCGTTCTTTCTTCAAGGTCTTTCCAACGGATGAATTGCCCGAATTTAAGGGTATAGATGAAGAAGAGTTCTTTCCAACTTATGCTAAAGCCCTAGAAGGTAAAGATTGGTTTTTTGTTGAACAAAAGAACGATAGGTACTACGGATATGGGCATAGTTATGGCAGTCAATCGTATGCAATTATGGGTAGAGTTGCATATCCTTTAGATTCTTCAGCACTCAATTTTGATTGTGAAGATGGAGAGGCATTGCGTGACCTAGTTCAATCGACAGGATTTTATGTGCAATTCTCTATTGGAGACTTGAAACTCCATCATAGTCGTGAATCACTAGAGTACAACAAACCAACTCAGAAGAAGATTCTTGAACGCTTGCGTGTTGTCAAGTCTGAAATCGAAGAGATTGCCAAAGAGCGTCTTGAGGGAGCAGAAGATTTATGGGACGCAAAATGCAAGTATGCACAAGTAATGAACGCAATTCCATATACATTACAAAATGTGTTTAGGAATAGCTTCACATGGCAAGGTACAACAATCAATAGCTTGACCTTTGATAGACCTTATGGTATGCACGAAAGCCTTATTATTAAGGAGTATCGCAAAAGAGATGATTCAAATGCTACGGATGGCTACAAAATTCAGACAACAAGTGTGTCAAGGGTTAATTGTCATGTAGATGCGTTGCTAGTTATTCAAGATGCCCCGAAGTACGGACTATCGCTTAGAGCAAGAACTTTATTTAAGGAGAATTCTGATGTAGATGTAATCTATTCTGTCGAGACTAAAGACCAAGAAGCAAAAGATTACCTAAATGATACTTGGGAATTTGACTTAATTTTACCTAAAAACAAAGTTAGCTTTGTAAAAGTCGAAAAAGCAAAACTACAACAAGGCACTAGGTCGAGTGGAGAAAGTCGTGCAAGCGTACCTTTATTTGAGTTCAGCAAGTCTTCTCGCTATGGCTCAAGAAATGCAGACTATTGGGTTAATGTGGATAAAAAGTTAGATGAACTTGATTTTTCAGACAATAAGAAAAAGGTTTATGTAGCTATTACTGCTTACAGACTTACAGACCATAACGATAGCTTAGACCAACTGCATTCAAAAGTAGGTGCAGTTAAGAAGTACAATGAAGACCTCGTTGTGTATGGTGTTCGCAACAAGGATGTCAAAAAGTTGGACAAAGCAGAGTGGGTAGAGTTTTACGATTACATGAAAGAAATTTCTATCGAATACTGCAAGGAGCATATTGGAGACATCAAGAAAGCTCGGAAGACTAGAGAGATTCAGAACAATGCACACAAGTCAGATTATTGGACTAATCTAGGAAGCGTTCTAACCAACGACAATTTGTTCGCAAGCATGGATTTACCTTCTAAACACCCTCTTCTTGAGTTATTTGCTCAGTATAAGGCTTGCAAGAACGCAGATTCAACAACTTCTTGCAACGGATTATTGCTTTCAGTTGCAGAAAAACATCACAAGGAAAAGATTGACAAGATTGCACCAATTAAGTACACTTGGGAAATGCTTGACGCTGATTGCAAAGAAATTTGCGTTAAGTACCCCTTGTTGGTCAATATCTCAAATCAGATCTCTTACTATACAAACATGAACAATGACGATTTCGGAAAGAATATTTCTGACTTCATCAAATTAGTCGATAAAAATGCTTGACATTTCACGGAATATAAACGATAATATACGAATACTAAATTGAAAAACAAACTAGAAGGATTGAAAAAAATGAATAGAGTACCATATAACATGAGCGAAGATTCCATCACCATCTTTTGGGAAGGAAAGCCTTATACAATAAGAAAAGATAACGCAAATTTTAGTGCAGTAAAGCAAGCTCTACTAGATGCTCGTTATGATGATGTTGGTGGACTATTAGACATCAAGAAGGCAGTCGAAGATTTCGTAGAAGGAGACATCGAAGTGCGTGATGAAGTAGTTTACTACAAAGGACATCGTTTGCATGGTGTTGTTGTGGATAAGTTGCTAGAGATGCTCAGAGCAGGATTGAAGGACTCTGCACCTCTCACTAACTTTATTTCTCGTTTGCAAGCAAATCCAAGTGCAAATTCGGTCAATGAGCTTTATTCGTTCTTGAGCTATAAGTCTCTTTCAACTACTCCCGAAGGCAAGGTCTTAGGATACAAAGGTGTTCAATCAGACTATTGGAGTACCACAGGTAATGCAGACACAATCGTAATTCAAGGGAAAACAAACGAGCGTCATCAGATTCTTAATGAAGTAGGCTCAACGATTGAGGTTGCTCGTAGATGTGTAGATGACAACAAGGATAATCATTGTTCTTTTGGTCTTCATGTTGGCTCATACGATTATGCAAATAGTTGGGCAGGAGCAGATGGGCGACTTCTTGTTGTCGAGTTTGACCCCGAAGATGCAGTATCAGTTCCAACGGATTGTAATTTTCAGAAGCTAAGAGTCTCTAAGTACAGAGTAGTATCTGACATCTCAGACACTAGGAAAGAGCTAAATAAGCCTGTCTACGAGGCTAATAAGCCTATCTACGGATCGAATAATGATTCAGATGATTTTGTAGAAGATTATGATAAAGAGGAGTCAGATTGGGAAGAGGATAGTGTTCGCCTTATGATACGGAATTATATCGAAAATCGTTTAGATGAAGGAGTAAATCCAACCTTGAAGCAAGTGCAAAGCAGAATGAAAGGAGAGTCTCTGTCTTGCAAACGCATCTGTTCTATTGCAGAGGATTTGGGTTATAATGTATCAGATGACGAAGAAATTCCTTTCTCTCAACAAAAAATTTACTAATTAGAAAGAAAAAAAAATTATGGAAAATGTAAAACAAACAACTCTAGTAGGAGAGTCACTACTAAGTGCAAGCAATGCTCAAGTAGATGCAATTTGGGCAATACTAAAATATCGAGAAATCGGAATTTACAGAAAATTGGCTTCAATCAGCGAAGTATTGAACTTAAATTTTGATGAAGTTGTAATGGATTTTCCTTCGGATGAAGAGGGGAGAATCCTAGACCACAAGACGAGGCACATAATTCATGATGCACTAATAACTCTTAAATGAACAATTTGGCAAATCGGTATGGAGCAAGATTGGGGTTTCTTGCTTTATCCCTTTTTGCTTTTTTTATAGGTTGGTTGTCCATATCATTCATTTTTATTGCTTGTGCGATACTCGGTTATTTTAGAGTTTGTGGCATAATGAGAAATGCTTGGTGTGGAATCCTTCCTTATAAATTATGGAGCGAAGAAAAACCACAAGATTATTTATCTTACAAAAATCATTTATTTCTCAGACTTAAATCGAGTTTAAGATTTCTTCTGTTTAGAGAGACAATGGCAGATATTTCGTTACAAGATTCTTTTCAAGTTAGTTTTTCAGATTATTTTGGATCGGAGAAATGTGGTCAATATGAAGAGAAACCAAATCAATCAGAAGATGAATATTCTTATCTTTATGGTTCTTGGAAAGAAAGTAATCCAAACGCATGGAAAGAATAAGTAAATAGAATTTTCTACTCATTATTCATTCATAGAAAATTATTTTATACTTTGTAATTAGAAATAAATCAAAATATAATTCAAAACAAATTCTTTTTTTATTAGAAAATATTAGATTCCTGTTCAAATCTTATAATTTCAAATAGTTTTACGCTTACCTTTGATATTACAAATAAGACAATAAACAATATAACATATAATAAGTATAAATATATAGGTAATATAACAGAGAATATATAAATCAATAATTAAGATAAAGTATTGTTTACAATCTCCACGAACTTTCTCTTTCAATTAAGTCCCACGCAATTTCATTCAAAATTATATATTATTATATTTAGCTTTTATTTTTATATTCTCTTATATTGTAATTGATTTATAGTCCACGAAATAAATAATAATAGAATTGAAACAAATAAACACAAAATAATTATATGAAAAAATTTATAAAATTCGGCAAGAGCTTAATAGCTAGGGTTTTTACCAAAACTCAAAATCAAAATAATGCAAAGCCAAATAAACAAGTCTGTTGTCAAGAGAGAAACGATCACGGCTTCCCATGTATCTGTTCTGAGAGCCAAGATAAAAAGAAATAAAGTGTCGATCAAATAAACACTTATCAAATATATGTCGATATAATATAAAAATATAAACATATAACTCGCAAATAATTATAAACAAAAATAAATCAAATAATATATGAGTTGGGAATTCTGCTTAATCTGTTCAATACTTTGCCTCGTTGTCTTAGAAGTAATCTTCAATTAAGGCACTTAATTTTACGCAAATTTTTGTGCGATTTCGCCAAATAACAATATAATTCGAACGAGCAGAGATTTTTTCTTAAATTTTTTTCGATTTTGATTGACTTTGAAAGCCCTATCTGCCAATATAGTACCATGAACAATAAAGAAATGCTCAAGCAAAACATAGTTGATAAGCGTCTAACGCTCGCAACTCTCATGTATAACGCATCATCAAAGATGAACGAAGAAGAGATCGAGGAGATGAAATCAGATTGTCAAAGACTACATCTGTTTGCAATGAATGGAGATTTGCAAGGAGCATTGGAAGGAACGGAAAAACTTATAAAACAAATTCAAAATAAAACAAATAATGAATAAAGAGTTTTGGAGCAACATGAAGAATGTGTCAAATATAATGGCAGACCTTGAGGCAGAGCATGAAAGGTTTTTTAGTAACGAAGAAGAATTACAACTTCTTAATTATAAAAAGAATTTTGTAGATTCAATTTTATTTTGGTCTGAGTCTAAAGAGATGAATGAAGAAGAAAAGATGAATAGAATTAGATGGGAGTATAATAATATGTTTGATTTGTTATGTAAAATTATTGATAAAAATGTAGAAGAATGGGACAATAATACAAATAATAATAAAAATGACGACTACGACTTCTAAGACAACAAATAAACACTCCAAAAGCCTAGAAACCTTAATAAGAAATAATATTTGGGAATATCATGTATGGAATTGGAAAGGAAAAGATAAATTACGAATCTTAAATTTGTCTAGCTCAGATAAAGATGTAGAATTTTTAAGAGAGCAAGGATATGAAAAAATAAATACGATTGATCCAAATAATATAACAAATCTTGATAATGAACGAGAATACCATGTTGCTATATCCATTTACCCCAACGATCAAATAAAGAACTACGAAGATAGAGAAGACTATATGTACGAAATGTATGAAAGAATACATCTTAATGGGGCAATTTTTATATGTGTTTCAAATAAAAGTGGAATAGAACTAGATTGTAATATAATTGAAGAGAATAGAAGTTATACTTGGTATGTAACTTGATAAAATTTTTCATAAAATTATTGCGAGAAAAACTTCTTAAATTTTTTAGTTGACAACAACCCTCATATTTGAGATACTATAACCATATGACGAGCGAATCAGACAAATCAATCTTACGAGAGATCGCTAAACTTCACAAGAAAATTGATTATCTTACAGACGAAGTTATGTCAAGACTAGATCAATTACCTAAAGAGGAAGAGGAAGCTCAAAAAGATTTTCCATTTGCACCTAACCCACAAGGGATCAAAGAAATCAAAATCAAACGAAAGGAATAAAAATGAGTATTGCGAAAAATGCTAGAACAAGTCAAATCATGCGTAACATCGAAAGCGGACATTATGTAGGAAACAAGCGTTTCCAAGGGTATGGCACTTTACCCGAAGATATTCCATCTTGGGATTATCGAGCAAGAAGGCATGGTCAGGTATTAGCGAAGCTAGAGAGAGACGCTCAACGCAAAATTCGTAAAAACAAATAGCTTGACACATCGCGTGTCTTGCCATAGTATTGTCTTATGAATACAGCAGAAGCCTTTTTACAAGATATTGAGCTTTCCATCAAGCAAGTAGAGAAAGAAGCAAACTCTCAACCTCGCAAGGGCATGATGGTTTACTTAGATAAATCCACACCAATTATGGTGCAGTACGCCAACGAAAGCTCATTCAACAAAGCAAAAGCAGTTTCGTCTCGGAAGGGACAACAATCTTGTCTTAGAAATGTAATTGATAACGGAGGAAAGATGCAATGAGTGAATCGTATGTAGAGTTTGATAAGTTGGCATGGATTAGCGATAAGCCAATTCCTGTTAGAGGCACGGAAGTAAATGTTCGGATCAATGGTATCGGACGCTCAGTAGTACAGAAGTATTTTGTTGAGCATAACATCATTGGTCTAATTGTAAAGCCTTATGATCCGCCAGCTTGGTACATCAAGCAGAATGGAGCAGATGCAGTATGCCATGTGTTTCCAGCAGAAACCGAAGAGCTTAAGGTTGTCACTGAGGAAGGTAAGCCTAATAAACAATTTTATGAAGCAAGCCATGATTCACTCAGAGATGATTACCCCTTTGGTACAATTACACAAGGAGATAAAAAATTGATGGAGATGATGGATAATAATCAGTAGTAAAATAAAGGAGAAAGGATAAAAATTCATTTAGCTTAATATAATACAAATACATATAAAATAAAAACTCGAATAGAGTAAATATAAAATAATAAAAGCGATTCGTAACTTCTTGCGGTGGAGGGAGTTGCGGAAATCGCCCGCCGATTTTTAAAAGTTGTCAAGCATAAAATTCATAAAGTTTTTTTAGTTTTACAAAAAAAAGTGTTGACTCCATGCTAAAAACTGTCATACTAGGTACTATGACATACGCACAAGAACAACTAGAATATCTCGAATGGAAAAATCAGTTCGAGAAAGAAAAACGATATCACCCATGCGACATTAAGGAAGGAGTCTATGCTTTAGTAGATGATGATAGTCCTAGTGAATCGCCAATGTATTTTCTCACATTGGAAGGGGCATCAACTTATGCAAAGGGAAGTTACCCTTACTCAAATGGCAATTGGTCAGTATATAGAATAGGAAACAAAGTATTATGACAATGATTACAGGAAAAGAACAAATTGATGCTTTTAGGGCAAGAGTATTGCTTAGAGGCTTGAAACTAGAAACGCTTGGTATGACAAGGCGAGGACAATCTTGCTATGCAATCATCAAACAAGAATACGGATTGAAAGGCAGTAAGAAAAAAGTTTACGAAGAATTCAAAAAGATGCTTGACATATAGCAGAAAATTTGAGACAATACTATTATGCAGAAACTTGAAAAGCTATACAAAATTGACTCTCTAGGTAAACTACGAGAGTGGACTATGGTTATTGACAAAGATTCATTCTATGCCGAAAAAGGCTTAGTTGGAGGTAAAATCGTATGCGATAAACCTACAACTGCAATCGGCAAGAACGAAGGCAAGATCAATGAAACTACTAACGAAGAGCAAGCATTGCTTGAAGCTCAAGCAAGATGGGACAAAAAACTCAAAGAAGGATATGCGTTGACTCCAAAAGATGCAGAAACAATGAGTTATTATGAACCTATGCTTGCACAAAAGTTTGAGGATAGAGAGAAGGAAATTCAAGCTATATTCAATGACGAGTTGCGAGTTCTTTCTCAACCAAAGCTAGATGGCATCCGTTGTATAATTCGCATGGAAGATGGAGAGGTAGTTGCTCGTACTCGCAAAGGTAGAACTATCGACACAATTCCTCATGTGATTGAGGAACTGAGCGTCTTCTTTGATTGTAACAAGAATGCCATACTCGATGGCGAGTTGTATAACCACGACTTGAAGCACGACTTCAACAAGATTGTTTCTCTTGTACGCAAAAAGACTCCCGAAATGACCAAAGGTGATTCGGAAAAAAGTTTTGCAAGAAAACAAGCAAAGTATGAAGAGGCATTAGCAGAGTCAAAAAACTTGATTCAGTATTGGGTTTATGATTGTCCAAGGTTGTCAGATGAATACGATGAGTCAATGATATTTTCGTCTAGGAACTTTATGTTGCAAGGAGAGTTCGCTGATGTTGTGGATGGGAATTCCGTCAAACTTGTGGAAACAAGCGAGTGTTATTCTTTCTTGTCTCTCGATCAAGCATATTCTTCCTTTATGGAAAAAGGTTACGAAGGACAAATGATTCGCATTGACTCTCCATACGAAAGCAAGCGTTCAAAGTCCTTACTCAAGCGTAAAGAGTTTCAAGATGCAGAATACAAGGTAATTGATATTGAGGAAGGTAATGGCAATCGTAATGGTACTGCAAAGCATTTAGTATGCTATTGCGATAAAACCGACCAAACTTTCAATTCTAATGTCAAAGGTAACTTTGACTACCTTGCAGAGATTCTTGACAACAAAGATGATTACATTGGCAAATTAGCTACAATCAAGTTCTTTGAGCTAACTCCTGATGGAGTGCCACGCTTTCCATATGCAATAGCATTTCGAGATTACGAATAAACCACTAACCATTGCGAAAAATGATTGATCCAAAAAAAGTAACAAACTATAACAGAACCAAATCCGAATTACAAGAATTTCTTTTATTTTGTATTTGTGTGGCGGGCAAGAAAAGCAGAATAGAAGCACCAAAGCTTGATAGATTTTTGAGTTCACTTAAGCGTAGATTCAATGTAGAGGAACCTTTTGCCCTAATCCAATTGGCAAAAGAAGACGGAAGTCTTTGGGATGAAATGCAAGAGCATAGAATTGCTCCCTATTCGCAGAGATATAATAGCTTTATCGATGTGATCACTAAACTTGATGGCAACAACTTAGATAAGTCTACATTAGATGAATTACAGTCTGTTAGGGGTATTAGCACAAAAACTAGCAGATTCTTCTTAACGCATTCTGTAGAAAAATTCGATGATCCAATCTTAGATACTCATATTCTCAGATTCTTAAGCGACTTTGGTTACAGAGATGTACCCAAATCAACTCCTCAAAATCCAAAAGTATATGAAAGATTTTCAAGGTTATTTCGAAGTATTGCTAGATTCGAAGGTAAGAGTGTGGCAGATTTTGATCTAGAAGTTTGGACAAAGTATTCTTACGGAAACGCTTGACATAAAACACCAACTCCATTATATTATATATTATGATTACAAAAACTATTGCTAAAAAACAAAACAAAAACGAGAGAGTAGATCGCCACATAGATATTATTAGCTCATCCAACAGATATGCCAAAGTTGATAACTTCTTTGCTAAACTAAATTCTTCTGTTGTGGATAAAGAAACTAAGTATTGGGAAGAGCTTACGATTCGTGACGATGCTGAATATTTTGATCGTTGGATATTTGCCATAATGAGCGTACATACTACATGGGAGAGTAATGTAAGAGGCTACAACGATGCAATGAGTGACTTATCATGGACAATCTCAAAGCCTAGACTAGAGAAGATGATTACTGATGCAAGAGTAGGAATCAATCATAGAAGAAACAAAGGTCTTTGGCAACTTGTTCAAAAGTTTCGCTCGAACCCTAAACAATTTCATAAGAAAAAGAATGAAACTTGGCAAGAGTGCCGTAATCGTCTTGTAGGTAGTATTTATGGGTTAGGTCTTGCGAAGACTACATATGCTATTGCACTTGGATTTCCAACAGAAGCAAAACTCTGTTGCTTAGATGTTCATTTGCTTCGTTTTATGGGTCATAATGTAAAGAAAGGTCATGCAAGTTCTCAAAAAGTTTATGAGGAAATGGAAAACGAATGGTTAGAGCGTTGTGAGCGTTATGATGTTTCGCCAAATGTTGCAAGAGAAATTTATTGGAACAAGGTGCAAAATCGTAGAAATTCTCGCTATTGGAGTTACTGCTTAGAAAGGTAAAGTTATGGAAACACAAACAAATTTGAATAAACTTATGTTGGATGACGAGGCAATCTATTATCAAGAATACGATTCCGCAATCATTGGCGTAGACTCAAAAGGTAGGGTAGTTTACGATATCGACAAATGCGTAGAAATTCTTGTTGATGGAGGAATGGAATACGAGGAAGCTTGCGAATATTTTTGGTTCAATACGGAGGGTGCATATCATGGAGAAATGACTCCATTGTTTATATCTAGCATTGATAAAGTGTAATGGAAGCTTTAGTTATGCTAATTTTTTATTCTGTATGTATTTTTTTACTTTACCAAAGATTGTCATAGAATAAGTATGACAGAAGTTGAAATCCGTGAATATTTTGAGTCCATAAAATGGTTTGATGCAAAATTTGATAAAGGGGAGGACATACAAGTTATTATTCAAGATATGTGGCAAGCTTACCCAGCAGCTACCATGCATTTGCTAAAGGAGGGATTTTTTATGGCGCTTGCCTTAAGAAACTGATAAACAGCGACTTAGGGCAAATCGCCCGCCGATTTCGTGCCATTTTTTTTCTAAGAAAAACCTTGACTTTACGAAGAAATCTGTCAAACTAATATATTATGAAAAGAACACACGATTGCGAAAAGTACGATATTGATTTCTCTAGAAAAGTTTTTGTTTACAAGAATCTTCATAAAGGTTGTTGGAGTATAAAACAAGATGGGCTTGTGAAGGCTCATTCTGATGGTTCTCCCATAACTTTGTATTTTACACAAATGAAAGTGAATCGCAAAGGTAGAGAGCGAGTGCTTAGAGAAAAGCGTAAGAATGTTCATGCAGGTGTTGAGGGCTACCTTTCTCACGAAGATAGTCATGTTTGGCATGGTTGGGTAGACATGGTGGAAATTTCTTATAATCCATATAAGTACCCTTCATTTTACGATGTGGAAACCAAGAAGTCAAGGTGGTATGCAGATCTATGCAAACTTTATCAAGATAAGGTTCTCGTTGAACGCGTGGTGCGTGGCATCCCATTTTTTCATAACCCTGTTTACAATGAAGCTGAAAATTGCTTGACACAAGCGTAAACCTAAACTAGACTACATACTATGACACAATCCAAAATCAGAGAAGAAATTCTACAACTTGTAAGAGGTAACCTTGCATGGGCAGACCCAATGTCAAAAGTATGCCTAGATCAAAATCAATTGCATCCAAAAAAGTTTCCAATTGGAAGTACATTTCAGTCCGCAGAAGAAGTCTTGGAAGACATCATTTGTGACTTGACATCCCTCCAAAATGAGCTTAGGATAGAAGCATCTTTTCAATCAGCACAGCTATGAAAACATTATACATCGTAAGAGGACTTCCAGGAAGTGGCAAGTCTAGCCTAGCAAAGAAAGTTACAGAGTTAGTATACTCTGCTGACGACTTCTTCACCAACAAGAAAGGGGAATACAATTTCAATGCCAAATTGCTTGGAAAAGCACATGAATGGTGTTGGGGCAAAGTAAGAGATGCAATGTTCATTGGAGTAGAAGCAGTTGCCGTTGCCAATACCTTTACTCAAGCATGGGAGGCAGAAAAGTATTATAAGATTGCAGAAGAGTATGGATACTCTGTCTTTGTAATTGAATGTCAAAATAACTTCGGTAATGTTCATGATGTGCCTCAAGAAAGTATTGACGCAATGAAAAAAAGATGGGAAAAAGACTTGACTCCTGTCGGCAATCTGTCATAATTGAACATATAACACTAACAAAGGATACATTATGGGATTAGATCAATACGCATATGCAACAACCGACGAGTTACCTAACTCTGAATTGGAACTTGCATATTGGAGAAAACACAATAGACTGCAAGGTTGGATGGAAGATCTTTGGATCGACAAAGGCAAACCTAATGCAAAGAAAGACCCTAGCCCTATGGGTGATTTCAATTGCATACCTCTTGAGCTTACATTGTCAGATTTAGAGCAACTTGAAGCTCATATAGAGAATAAACAATTGCCTGCCACATTAGGCTTTTTCTTTGGGGAGGACTCTTATGAAACTAAAACAGAAGACGGAGAAACTTATCAAGAAAACGATTACGCTTACAAAGAAGAAGACCTAGCCTTTATAGAAAAGGCTCGACAAGCAATCACAGACGGCAAAAAAGTATTTTACAATTGTTGGTGGTAAAAAATGAAATTGCTAAAAGAAATTATTGACCATTGGGGTTTTGTAGACTCAAGACAATTGCCCGAACTAGTAAAACATTTCCCTAACACTCCTCTTGTTATCAAGTGGGGAGGTATGCCAAGGGAACAAGTCGCTGCATCAAAAGTAGCTAGACGCATAGAAGAAGTTGAACAGTCAGGTAAAGACTATGTCCGTGAAGTCTTCATGTGTGCTAAACAAATGAACAACATCAAAGAAGTTTTTGGATTGACAGATTGATCTTAATTTGAAAGAATATTATCATGCAGAACATAAAAGAAGATATACAAAATCAAATCCGAAAAGTATTATTTGCTTATCCTATCAAGTCTGAGATTGTTGAGGAAGTATGCCAAGTTGTTGAGCAAAACTTTCAAAACTATCCTTCGGGAAACCTCTCAGATTTACACTCGGATACTAAAGATCAAAATCGTTATGTCGATAAAGATGCTGACATCGACATGCTCAACCAAATGTACAACCAAACGCTATAACTATGAATGAATACGACCAATATATTGATGCAGTTGTCTCAGAAGACGAACTCGGCACGCTACCTCCTTTAGACTCTAAGCCCGAATACGATGTTGATTCGGATACATGGGCATTACATTTTGAGTATGAAGATCCTTATACAGGAGGAAACGACATGGTTACCTTGCATTTTGACACCGAGCAAGGCGCAATCTTAACTGCAAACAAAATTATAAGCGATAGACATATAGCTATGTTAGAATTAGACAGAAAAAAAGCAGAAAACAGTCTTGACAAAAACCCTCAACAATGAGATAATTATAGCATGAAAAATCAAACGAATACGCTAGAAAAAACAATCACTAACCTTCTTGCTCGCGGAACAGCGATCGCAAGTTTTGATTATAATGGTTCCGCAAGGAATGTCGTTATTGGAGCTAAGGCTTCATCAGGAGATGACAGAGTTTGGGGAGTAATGAATAATCGAGCAATTATAGAACATAGAGGAAGAAAGTATTTATCCGCAAGAGTCAACAATGACATTGGATATGTAAAAGCTTTTTCCTTAGATAAAATTTCCAATTTTCAAGTAGATGGTTCTGTAGTATAGCCGTTGGTTAGTGGTGTGTTCATGCGGAAGGTCTTCGGGCCTTCCGCTTTTTTGTTTGTGAAAATCGCCCGCCGATTTTGTGCCTCATTTTGGCAATATTTGAGACAGAAGAGGGTTTGTGTTTCATTTATGCATCACAAGAATAAAAAAAAGTATCGAACTAAGATTTTTTTTCTTGCAATTATCTTAGATTTTGTCATACTTATATACATGAAGGCAAGAGAGATAAAGATAAGAAAACAAATTCTTTTCACCAAGTCTCGCCCACACAAGGTAAAGAAGAACACACTACATCGCAAACGCAAACACAAGGAGAACTTACATCATGTATCTTAACGAAGAATACAACGAAGACAAAATCGAGAACGCACTTGACGCAAACGATCAAGCAATGGACTTGGTTTACAATGCAGTTATCGCCCCTATGGAAGATAAGCTAGACGAGAAGCAAGCCTACGCTGTTGCCATTGCAGGTGCAGTCCTCAAGACTATCGCTCAAAAGGCATACGCTTACGAACAAATGCAAAAAGGTCAAGATTTGCGAAATTAGTGCTTGACTATCGCACGCATTTTTGAGATAATTATAACCATAATCAAGATAACCTAATACGAAAAAAAATTATGAATAGACTAAACCTAAACATCTGTGGTGGAGAACATACTAAAGTCGGCTTCGATGAAGTCTGTGCAGTGGAGACTCCACAAGCAACTGACACATGGCGACCAATTAGCCATAGCTACCTTATCGACAGAGTTCGTTCTCATCTCGATGACAATGGCTACGATATTGTAGCTGAGAATCATAACCTCGCTCGCTTCGGGCAACGCTACTTTGGATTGTTTCAAGTTAGCAGTAAAGATCGCCAAGAAGGCGATAGAGGCACAATCCTAGGTCTTCGCAATGCTCACGACAAGTGCTTCCCTGCAGGACTTTGTGCAGGTGACGCCCCTTTTGTTTGTGACAACCTTGTTTTTCACAACGAGATTGTCCTTGCTCGTAGGCATACCAAGAATATCATGACTGACCTTCCTCAAGTCATTGCTCGCACCATCGGCAAATTGTCGGGTATGTGGAATACTCAAGACAAGCGAATCGAGTCCTACAAAGACTACGAGGTCACCAATGCTCAAGCGAATGATCTTGTCATTCGTGCTTACCAAGCAGGAGCAATTAGCAAGGCAAAAATTGCTGATGTCGTTGACCAATGGGAAACTCCCGAACATCCCGAATTCAAGGATCGCAATATGAATTCCTTGTACAACGGATTCACGGCAGTCCTTCGTGGAGGGGTCATGCAGTTACCAAAGCGTTCTGACGCTCTGCACTCTGTTCTTGACTCTGAAGTCGGACTTACTCTCGCAACCAAATCTTAATCATAAACCATAAGGAATAACTGATATGAAACATAAAAACCTCTCATCCGTTCTCAATAACCTCCAAGGGCGATTCGTTTCAGTTCTTGTCAAAGATGGCGTAAATCGTCATTCTTATTCGGCAAAATTGAAAAGTCATAGTTCTCAAGTGGTAACTTTTGTAGATACCAATGAACCAAAAGGACGAATCTTTCGTAAGGTGCGTAGGTCAGCCATTCTTGGGCTGAAAAGTGGAAAAGATTCTTTTCGAAGAACTAAATCCATTTAGGTTAGTAGTCAAATAGGCGAATTAGCAAATAGGCAAATACGCCAATAAATACGGAGCCCCGAGGAGTTATCTCCTTGGGGCTCAATGGTTTGCAAAATCGCCCGCCGATTTCGTGCCAAAACTTTTTTTGTAATTTTATCAATTTTTGCTTGCGTTTATTTCAATTTGTGTCATTATAGAGGAATGATAGAACTTATTATGATTGTATTTTTTTCGTTCCTGTTAGCTATAAAAAGTCCAAATTTTAGTTGACAAACTTTAAAGATTCGCTTATTGTATTACTTATAACATTAAAACACTAAACCTAAAAAACATGATTGCAGAAAAAATTGACACAAAACTTATAGAAGACTCTCTTAACTCCGTATCCTCTAACGGCATGACTCATCATGGTTATGCTTTCGAGGAATTTCTTATTCTTGCTTTAGGCTTTACTGAGCAAGATGGCACTCCTTATCGTTCAATTAGAGAAGGTGGCACTCAGAAGCATAATCAAGATTTTGATATCCCTGCTGATGTTGTCGCTCGTAATCCAATTATACCTCAAAACTTGCAAGGTAATTGGTCTATAAAGGCTTGCGAGCATGGTAAAACAATTGGTTTAGGCATGGCAAACAATCAGTACAATGCATGGGCAAAAGACGGACTTATTCAAGCAATCGTTTTCTACAAGAAAGCTGATGATAGAAAAGTTGTTAGTCATTTTTCTATTCATCGTATTGAGCCATCTGTCAAATTTTGGGGCAACATTTCTAAGGAAATGATTGACAACATCGACCCAATGCTTCGCAAGGATAAGTCAATTGCATGGTCTAAAGATGAGACAAAGAAAGTAAACAGAATTGCAAACGGCATGATTGGTTTGCGTAACATCTCAAGGGAAAGCGTAGGTAGTCGCAACCTGCAATGTTACATGACTTTCAACAATTATATGCAATTAGTTGCTTGACAAAAACCCTTTAATCTGAAAGAATAAAATTATGGAAAACAACACTACATACAACGGATGGAAAAATTGGGCAACTTGGAATGTTGCTCTTTGGTTAGCTAACGACGAAGATCTATACAGAATTTCTCGTAGATTTGTAAACTACAAAGATCTTGCAAATGCTCTTGAGGATTTTGGCATGAAAGTCACGCCTGATGGAGCGAGCTACCAAGATAAAGACCTTGATACTTACGCTCTTGATGAGTGGCTAATGGATGAATAAACTGTGGCGATTGGCATAAAAATCGCCCGCCGATTTCGTGCCAACTTTACCTCTAAAAAAAATCGCATTTTGTGAATAACTTTATCACTTTTTTCTTGCAATTACCAAAAAACTATGCTACCTTGTAGGTATATGATTAAGACTACTACATACAAAAAAGGAGATGTTCTGATCTCTCGTGACAACCAAGTTCTTCAGTTCAAGGGAACTTTCAACCATCCCGAACTCGGCAAGATTGCTAAGGTTCGAATTTACAACACGAACCGAGAGGTCGGCATCCGTTTCGAAGATGTCAAACTTCATCCATTTTTTTCTTAACTTAGGGGTTGACAAAAACCATTTTATTTGATTGAATACAATTATGACAGAATCACAAAGACTAGAACTCATCGCTAACGCAGTCGCCAAGACTAACAAAAAAGTTGCTCCTCAGTTTGAGGATTTACTTGCAGACCTTCTCTCAGAAAAACTTGTTGTTGAGCATGGCTTGACAGAAGCAAAAGAAGATGACATTAAGGAGGAATTTGTTTCTCTCGATGCCGTTGGAAGTGACTCCGAGAAGGAGGACTTTGATAATGACGAAAATCTTGTCGATATGAATTGCCGAAGCTCTTTTTGGCAAGAAATTGAATCCTAAACGAAAGGAAAATTATGCTAATCCTACAATCAATCCCATTTTCGAATAAAGCAGGTTGGGTAACCGAGTCAATCCCAATGTATAAGAAGCAAGCTGAGGCTTTGCTCAAAATGCGAACCCTTGGCAACAAGGGCAAGAACCGAAGGCGGTACAGACTCATAAAAGCTGAGTAAATAGCTCAGCAACAATACTTTGCGCGATTGGTACAAAAATCGCTGGCCGATTTCGTGCCAACTTTTATATTATTCGTAAAGTCCGTCCCTAGCAAGGGAAAGTTCTTGGAGAATTTTGTTATACTCTTTTCTTGCTTTTCGTATTGCGTGCAAGGCATCTTGCACCGCTTCGCCTTGAGTCATAGTCTGCATTTCTGCCTCAGCCAAAAACTTTAAGTTTCCCTCAGCTTTGGACATTGCTAAAGCACATTCAAGTGCAGGATATCTTTTTTTTATTTTTTTCATATTTAGCAAGCCTTTTGAAAAACAACATTGAAGCGAAACTGATTAAGACCTTCGTCCCTCATGATTCTATTGAGATGAGACTGACTCGATGCAGTACGAACGCGTGGGCGATCATTGCCATCGGAATCGACGCCTTGATCGAAAATTTTTACTGCCCAATGAGTTGACCACTCTTGGATTCTAACTTGTATTTTATCTTTTAGCATAACTAACTATCGCATATTTTATTACTGAAGTCAAATTTTTTTTCAATTATTTTTCCACTCCCAAAGTTCGGGGTGAGAGTTCCAATGAAAAAAGAACCTTCCGTCTGATGTTTTCGCAACACTTTTTTCGTAATCCGAAGGTTCAACTCCGTACTTAAGGCGAAAGTTTGCTTCTGAAGTAGAGATTTGAAGATCTTTTTTGAGCTTAACAATTTCACCCATTGTAGGTCGATAAGTTTTATTTTTGAATACTCTAACCCTCTTCGGTTTAGTTTTATCAAAGTTCGTTGGCTTCGATTGAAATCGGTCAGGGGCATAGGCATTCCAAAGCTTTGCAACTTCATCAGCCGAAGCTTGTTTAGTATTGACTAAAGTGTTTGCAACATTTTGCAATTGCTTGCGTTCGTTGCGTCCGCGATTCCAAACGGAGTGGTCATCTGAATAGTCGTAAAACCAATCGTGAGACTTTAAGTCATTAGTGAATTCGGTTAGTAGGTTATTTATCATATAACATAAATGTAAACAAATTTTAGTAAAATTGCAAGCACAAAATGCGTTTTTGGTGATTTTTTTTTGGCATAAAAATCGCGGGGCGATTTGACCCTCAAAAGTCATGTTGGGCATGATACCCGTAGTCAATGTCCTCTTGCTCCTCGAAGTCAAGAAGAGCAATCCTGTCTTGCAGGTCGCCAATTTCATTGCGAATCGCGACTCGGTCTGCAACCGAAAGAACGCAGTCCTTAAGGGTTTCGTGAAGGATAGAGATTTCTTTGAGCATTTCTGATTTAGTCATAAGTATAATCTAACACAAATTTTTATAAAGTCAAACTTTTTTTGCTAAAAAATCGCGGGGCGATTGCCCCCGCCTAGAATATCTCTAGGTCGGGTTGTGCTGTATCGCTTGCGAACCAGTCGGAAGCGTTTATTATTTCACCGTTCAACACGGGCTCGAATTTGAATTGGTAAACGCCCGCGTTTGCTATGCCGTTAACGCGTTCGCGTGTGGTCGGTGTGTTCCAGCCTGCGAGCGACCAACGGACTAACCCATCAGGATCACGCTTAACAATTGCGTTGCCATGCAACCAAACGGTGTTTCCGTCTGTCCTAGTGTTGCCAACTTTTTTGGCTACGCGTTGCTCGAATGCTTGTTTGATTTGTTCTGTAACTTTTCTCATATAATTATAAACTAAAGCAGATAAAGCTAAATTGCAAGCAAAAAGATAATTTTTTTCAAAAAAAAATCGCGGGCCGATTTCGTGCCAATTAAAAAAGTTTATTTTACGAAAAAAAGTGTTGACTTAGCTTCCCATTTGTGCATAATGGTATACATGAACGCTAAAGAAAGAATGAATGAATGGAAAAAGCTTCCTTCGAATACTATTGCTTGGGAAACTTTCAAACGGCTAGTATCTCAGTTCGGAATGGACGAAGGTATCAAGAAAGCCCAAAAGATAATTGAAAAAAAAGGTTGACAAACACACATAAAAACTGATAGGATTACATCATGCTAAAAACTACATTGCTTACATCAGGAAACCAAAAAATTCTCAAAGGCGAAAAACTTGGTTATATAACAAAAGGTATTCATCTTGCCCCAGCAAATCTTGCGGGCTACGAAGTTTGCCAATGGCGATCAAAGGGTTGCACTATGGCTTGTCTTAACACGGCAGGTCGTGGACAAATGAATTCTGTGCAACAATCACGCATTGCCAAGACAAAACTCTTTTTTGAGCAAAAAACTGATTTTCTTGCTAAACTTGCAAAAGAAATCACATCTACCATAAAAAGCTCAATCAAGAAAGAAATGCAAGCGGTATTCCGTCTCAATCTCACAAGCGACATTATGTGGGAAAGCGAAAAAGACTTGCAAGGAAAAACAATTTTTGAGCAATTCAAAGATACCATGTTTTACGATTACACAAAGTCGTTCAAACGCATGACAAACTTTCTTTCAAAAGAAAAAAACTTTCCATCAAACTATCACTTAACTTTCAGCCGTTCGGAGCATAACGACAAACTTTGCGAAATGGTTCTCGAAATGGGTGGTAATGTTGCCGTGGTATTTAGGAATCAACTTCCGCAAACTTGGAAGGGTTGCGAAGTTGTAAATGGCGACGAAACGGACTTGCGTTTTCTCGACAAAAAAGGTGTGGTCGTCGGGCTTATCGAAAAAGGTATGGCAAAGAAAGATGAAACAGGATTTGTTCAAGAAGGAATTGACTCTTGACAAAACAACTTAACTCAACTATTATTTCAACATGAATGACACTTATTACGACTCAGCAGAAGGAATAACCTTATCACAAGAAGAAGCCTTTGGGGTGCTTGCCCAACATGGTTGCCAAGAACTTGATGAATTTTTTCAAGACATGGGTGACAAAGAAGAATATGACGCACAGAAAGTTTTAGAGTGGCTAGGGTATTGAAATTGGCATAAAAATCGCCCGCCGATTTCGTGCCAAGTTGTAGACTTAACTTTTTTTATTTTTTTTTGCGATTAGGTGTTGACATATTCCTTCAAGGGGTTTATATTACTTATATGAACACTAAAAAAGAATTACAAGAGATTATCCAACAAAACACTGAAGCTGCAGAACTTGGCTGTGCTTTTTCTCGCATGAAAATTATAAATGCCCAAGCAGAACTAGATAAAATTGAAAGTCAATCCAAGGAATCTGTTTTGGAATTATTTTCTCAACAACAAAGAAATTTAGTTGAATTTAGCTTGACATTCTGAACCAAAACATTAGGATTATATTTACTATGAAAATTCAACAAGAAATCTCTCGACTAACTTCAACGCTTCAAGCCCTCACTCAACAAAGACTTCTCGCTCTTCGTGAGGGTAAACATTCCGAAGCCAATCAGATTGCCTCTGTGCAAGTTGATATTGATAACAAGATTCAAGAGCTAGAAAAAAAGATATAATTTTAGCTTGACACTCCAACCATATTACTACATACTGATATTATGATTACGATAAAAAGACACCCAAACCTTGATAATTGGATAAACATTAGCTTCTTTGGTAAGCTCATTGAGCAAACTACTTCGAGGGCTAAAGCATTGCGTCTTGCGACTGCACTCTCTCGAAAGAATAACGATGTTGTTATTCATGACCTTGACGAACTACCTATTCACCTAAGATCAAGCAACTCATGAGTAACTTGCAAAAATCATTAGAAATTGATAATCCTTTTGTGTTGACTTGTATTGATGGCAAGGCAATTATTATGCGAAAAGATAATCCTATTTATAACCCTTTACAAAACGACAGAATTCTTTCTATTGATTGCGTTCTCGCCAATTCAGAAAGACTGACAGAGATTAAGGAAGGAATATTTTATTTGTCATGATTGATAAGATTTTATTTTGTTTGTCGATGCTTTATCTTTGTTTTGTTGGATCTTGCTTTCTTTTTGGTTGTGCAATGTTTGCAGAAGTAATTAGCAAAGGATTCTAATGAGTTGGGATATTTTACTTTTCTTGCCGTGGCTTTGGGTGTTCTGGGTTATGTGGCAAGACCTAGCAAGGGACTGAAAGAGGTAAGCCCCTCCCCCCTTTTTTCAAAAAAAGGGGAGAGGGGAAGGCGAGGAAACGGGCGGGGGTGGTTTTCTTCAATATAAAATACAATTTTTAATTTATAATAATTGCTTGAACGAAAAAAAAATCGGACCTTACTCGATTTTAAGTAATTTCCTTTTTTTTGCTTTCTTTGGGACGGTCACCGTTAATATACCATCTTTTACCGAGGCAGAAGCAGCATCAGGGTCTATATCATTATATACCGCGAATTCTCGATTAATTTCTGCGTTCATTCTATTGTTAATTTTCTTTGATCCCTCGACGATAATTCTATCATGCAAGACTTCAACTTTAATATCTTTTTTGTTTAACCCAGGAACTGCTGTCGTAATAATATAAGCATCATTAGCCTCATCTATATCTGCACTCAATTTGTAAGAATTTATTGTAGTATCTACAATTGAATTAGGCTCTACATTAAAAAAATCGGCAAGCAAAGAGCTTCCGAATCCGTTATAATTAATAAATGAATTTGTCATGCAATACATCTTGCAGTATTCATGCCAAAAAAATTAGTATAAAAAGCTAATTAATTAACGACTAATTGACCCAATTGTCTTTAAAATAGAGACAAATTGCCTATCATAAGAATGAAAATAGCGCATGTAGTAAATACTTTAGAGATTAAAGAAAAACATAAATGGGATCATTTACACATCGCTCAAGATGTTACTTTGCGAACAATGAGTTATGCTAAACAATCTACATATCATAGTGAAGTTGAGCTTTTTTCTATAAAAAGCAAACAAGATAATTTTACTCCTCCTCCAGAATTTACTTGCCTGCCTGATATTGAGAGAAATTGTTCAGACGTATTCCCAGACCTACCTTCTTCGAGGGATTATCCGTTGATTGGGGATATTATAACTCCGATGATAGAATCCTCTGATGCAGATATTTTTATTGTCACTAATGTCGATATTAGCATATTTCCTACGTTCTATGATTTTGTTTATAAACATATGCTCATGCATGACATTGATTGTTTAACTATAAATAGAAGAGATGTTTCTCAAACAATAGATGGTCGATTAATAGATGTAAATACAGTTATAGATGACTTGCCAGAAATAAAAGAAATGTGCAAACCATGGCACGCTTATCATCCTGGAACAGACTGCTTTGCTTTTACAAAAGAAATTGCAAAAGATTTAATATGGGGGAATGTTTTTGTTGGCAGACCTCCTGTTGGTCAAATGTTTTTAGAGAACGGTTACAAATTCACAAAAAAAGGATTTCATAATATCAACAAAAAGCTTACGAATTTTCATCGAAAGCGATTCAAAAAACACGGGCTCGCTTTTCCTAAAAAGCATTGGGCTTTTCAAACGTTTCATTTAGGTACAACTCAATTTAACGGAGGGAGATGGAAAAACAATAAAAAACTTCAAAAAGACCCTTGGTACTTAAAAAATATTAAAGCTAAACTTAACGCTTGGCATGATTAGTCATTCTCTCAAGTTTATATTTATTCAAATCCCTGAATGTTCAAACGTTTTTCTAGAAAAAGCAATAGAACCTTATTGCGATGAAATTGAAGTCAAATCGCTTGAGAAAACAAAATTTCTACAAAATCTAGGGCTTCAAGAAGCTTCTAAACAATTTCTAGATTATTTTACGTTCTCTTTGGTGCGAGATCCTTACGAAAGATTTTTATTGACTTGGAAAAATCACAAGAAAGATGATTGTCCTATAGATGATTTTATAGATCAAGCGATTTTTTTTTTAAAACAAAGGCCTGCTAGATTTTATAAAAAAGTGTATCACCATAATGAGCTTCCACAAAAAGTAATGATAAAACCAGGTAATAGAAAATATAAAAGAAAATGGTTTGCAAGAAAAATTAGAATAAAATATCCCTTTAATGACAATGGAGAAATTGGGTATAAATTACTTCCTCAAGTATATTTTTTACAGTTTTGTAGAGCAATGAAGTTGTGTCAAAATGGAAAATCAAAAGAAGAGGATTCTTATTACAATGCTGTTAGACCTGTAGATTTAATTTTTACAAATAAAGATATTGAGAGTAAATTCAAAATTATCTCTCAAAAACTAAAAACCCCTTTGATAGTGAAATCCGATTCGCCAGAACAATCTTCTGATGAAATTTTATCTGACGCTCAAAAGAATAAGATCAGAAATATGTATTCTGATGATTTTACTTTTCTTTCCGAATTTTTATAAAAATGATTAATTGGTCCAGGAAATGTATTTTCGCAAGAGTGCCAAAGACTGCCTCAAGCTCGCTAATGCATGCAATTTATGGTCAAATAGAATTTCATAAACAAACAAGTAAAATTAGCGGAAAATATAAAAGATGGGCAGGAATTAAACATCCAAAAGGGTGGAGTCAAATTAAATGGATTAAAAACCCTGGTAGATTTGATTTAAACCATGTACCCTTACCTTTCATAAAAGAATCTGTAGATTTGAAAAAATATATTAATTTTTACAAATTTGGGTTTGTCAGAAACCCATGGGATAGAGTTTATGCTCAATATAGATATAGTTTTGATTGGATGGTGCAAGATAATATTTATCACAAAATAATGAAATGGAACCCTCCTAGTTTTGAAGAATTCTGCAATAAACTCGATGACCCAGAAACAATATGGTTTACGAAAACTAAATGGACTCAAGCTTTTTTTTGTCAAGGAGCAGACTTTATCGGAAGGTTTGAAACTTTAAATGAAGACTATGAGTCTTTAATTGCTTCTCATAAAGGATTCAAGAAATCCGCAAAAAAAATGCCTCATGTTAATGCTCATATAGGAGTAAAAACTCCTTGGTGGAAAATGTATAATTCAGAAACATCTAAGCTGGTTGAAAAAAAATACGAAGAAGATATAGATAAATTTAAATATTTGGGGCCATTTCATGATTCTGTGCAAGAGTAAAAAATTTATATATATTCATTGCTTAAAAACTGCAGGAACAAGCATCGGGTACTGTCTTAGCAGGGTTTGCTCTAAACAAGATGTAATAATAGGATATGACAATAAAGGAGAATTTTGTGAAAAATCTCCATTTTATAGAAAAAAGCATTTGTCCATGAGTGAGCTTATGGACATTAAGCCTGGTTTAGATTACAAAAAATATTTTAAATTTGGATTTTGTCGAAACCCTTTCGAGCTTGCTGTTTCAGCTTTTTATTTCTTTAAAACATGGAAACTTCCTGCGGAACAGCAACCCTTTGCATCTATAAATTATAAAAGGCAAGAGGCTATGAAAGGTATGGATTTTAATGATTTCATATCGTCTGAATGGTACCAAAGAATTCCTACGATTCATTCCATGCTTTTTAAAGATGGTAAGCCTATTGTTGACTTTATAGGTAGATTTGAGAACATTGACGCAGATTTTAACTTTATTAAAAATAAAATTTGCCTAAATGAGGATATTCAACTTTCGCACAAAAACAAAACTAGTAGACCTATGGATATTAGAAAAATATACTCTAGCACGTCTAAAAGAATTGTTGAAGAGAAAAACGCAAAAGATTTAGAATATTTCAAGTATGAATATTAATATAAATATGGCAAGAAAGAAAAAGAAATCGTCTAAAAGAAAAAAAGCAAAACTGAAGAAGAAAAAGCAGGAAGCCTATGCAAGAAAAAATGCTGCACCTTTACCAAATGTTCAATATGTACACTTAGCCAGGCAAGCCATACAGGAGAGTTCTTGGGACGGGTATAAAATAAGGTATATGCTTCAAAACCGTCAGAGAACCGTTTGGCCGAGATCTTTTTTCGAAAAAATTACATCCCTTGAGTGTGAAAAAACCATAGATTATATTTTTATAGGTAATATTAATGCAGGCTGCACGTCTCTAGATGAAGGAAGAAGGCGTCGCTCGCAATTGGTTTTTGAAAACAGAAAGTGGATTCTTAGATTCATAGAATATAATTTTACGAACGAATCGTTCTTGCAGTTTACCGATGAAAATACCCTGCAATTATATGAATCTGCTCGCCGAAGGGCTGATGAAGAAGAGGGGATATTTCAAGACAAACCATATGATTATACTAATAAGGCGTGGAGAGAAGAAATTCCTTACGTTCCGAGGGAAGTGGAAAACTCCTCGGGCGAGCCGTACTTTGACTTAGAATACTTTAAAAAAATGAACCAAGCAAAGTTTTGCCTTTGTCCAGGTGGGGATTCTCCATGGAGCTATAGATTCTATGAAGCTATTATGTGTAAATGCATACCCATTATTCATTCTCCCCAAGAAGGGCCCCGAACCCGCAGAGAAAGGCGTTTAGGTTATAAGTGCTACTTTAGAAATGATGCCCACGTATACGACGAGTCTATAGTTAAACATAATTTAGAAATTTTTGAAAAAGAATCGTTATTAGTTGAGTGAAGAAAATTGTTCAAATTAGTTCGCCTAGATCTGGGTCAAATCTATTTTGCCAAATGGTTGAGCATTTTAGCAATATGAGCGTAAAATATGAAGTTTTTCATAAGAAAGATGAGTGGATTATGAAAATGATGAGGGAAGTGTGCGAGTCTGAAAATCCATCTCCAGGAATATTAAGTTTTGCAAAAGATTTTGTTGAAGGCAAGATAAAGTGGAATAAAGAAGAGGTTTTTAAAAAAAAGAATATAATAAAGTTAATTGAAGAATATATGTCTTGCTTGGGTATTGAGAATTTTTATTTTAAATTATTTTCAGAGCATTTGAATAAAGCAAGAAGGTATGAGCTTATTTCTCGATGTGATGGAATGGTTTTTGTTGAGCGAAATATTATTGACTCTCTTATTTCGTACGAAAAGGCCTTGTATTGCAAAGAGTGGAGTAATGCGAATACTTCTAGTTTAAAAATAGAATTTAAGCCCGAAAGATATGAGTGGTTTAAAAGGAGGTTTATTTTTCCTAAAAACGAAATGAAAGACGTTGCGAAAAATATGCAAATTCCTTTTTTTTGTATAAGATATGAAGATTTTGTTAAATTGACCCATGCAGAAAAAACAAAGTTAGTTAAAAAGTTAATGCTTGATAATTTTAACATAGAATGCGGAGAGTTTGATACTGAAGAGTATAACTATACTAGATTCAGAAAGCAAGATAGATCTAGTTATTTCTATCAAAAACTTTCTAATCCTAAGCTATTTAAGGAGTACTATGAGTCGGTCATAAGATATGAAATTAATCAGGTGTAACGATAAGTTTGTGCATAACGCATGGACTTCCTGCGAAAACGCATTAACAAAAATACGACAACTTCCTAATGTAGAGCTGTATTCTTTTTTGGAGGATCATTATAAATTCAATACAAATAAAAGATGGGCTAAAAAAATAATAAAATCTCCATTTATCGGCATAATTCATACTCCTTTAAATTCTTTTAAGTATACAAAAGAACGTCGCTACAGGTTTAATGGTTTTGGATTTTTGGAATCATTAAAAAATTGCAAAGGTTTATTTTTTATGTCTAAAGCGGAGTTAGAAAACTGGCGCAGGCATTTTGATATAATTCAGCATAAGCCTTGGAGGGAAAATCTTAAAAAATCATATGATCTCTCACACATTGAATTAGATTCAATCATGCATCCTGCGAGACCTTTTGAAGAAGAGCATCATTTTTGCTGGGAAGAATTTAAAGATCAAAAACATAAAAAAATAATTCAGAGCGGTTATTGGTTACGAAAAATTTATTCAATATATAAATTAGATACCCATTACAATGAAGGAACCGATTTCGAATGGTCAAAATGCATAAAACCTTTTGATCGATGGAATAAAAAGCAAGTTGATATAACTTGTGCAAATGACGGTGTGACAATAGAAAGCTGGAGAAAACAATGGGTTAGGGGATTGTTAAAAACACAGCACGATGAATATTCCAAGCTTCTTAGAAGCAGTGTGTTTTACTTAGATCTTTATGATTTTACATCTAATAATACAATTATTGACTGTATTACTACTTCAACGCCCGTACTTGTTAATCGACACCCTGCTTCAGAGCAATATTTAGGTAAGGATTATCCTTTATTGTATGATGACAGGTGGGACGCTGAAACGAAATTGACAAAACCTGAGTTAATTAAAGATGCTCATATTTATCTTAAGGAAAAAGACAAATCTATGTTCTCTTACGATTATTTTCGAAAAAGTATATTAGATTCGAATGTTGTACGATCCGTGTTGAAAAAATAAGGATTAAAATTATCATCATACAATGGATGATAATAAAGAAAGTATTTGTATAGTGGGGAACTCTGCTTCTGTTATCGGAAGGGGAAAAGGTTCAGAGATAGATAAGTTTGATAACGTATGTAGGATAAATGACTGGGTGGTCAATGGATTTCAAAAAGATGTAGGTTCTAAAATTACACATTGGGTTACAGGAGGCGGCCGCCAAATTCCTAAATGGAGCAGAGGTAGAAGTTTAAAGAATAAGTATACAATTGTATTATGGCCTGTGCAAATTTTTCCTATGTGGAGAAGGCATGCAAAAGAAACGTATCATACAGATGGAAGTATGTTTGAAGCAGCCCCTTATGTTAAAAAAGAATTACTCAAAAGATGGGGGTATGCATTAGATGACTTTTCAATATGGAAAGATAATAATTCACCAGACTTACATGATACAAGAGATAATATAACTTTTGTACCAGAATATATAAGTGAAAGAATTGCGGCAAATACTGTTGCGTACCCGACTACGGGACTCGCAACAATAGCTTATTTTAGATTTATATTAAAATATAATGTCACTACTATTGGTTTTGATTTTTTTCTTAAACACCGATCACACTATTGGGATGGTGACAAAGGACTGCAAACCAGAATCGAAGGACATACCTTGGAGTCCGATAGAGATGTATACCAAGATTGGCTATCTAGCGGAATTATCCAAGAGCTTTGATATCGCGGTTTTTAAATCCTCCACTTCTTCTAAACTCAATTTAACTTCTCCATTATAATCATCTGATATTGTAATATAATTTTCTTTATCTGGATTATGATGAGTTATTTTTGGACAACATCTTCCTCTTCCGCACAATATTATTGTTCTATTGTTGTTTTTTATTTCTTCTTTCATAAAAATATATAAAGATTTATAAGGAGTTGCAAGTTTTCACTTGCTACTCCTTTTATTCTTTTTACGCTTATATGACTTTATGTAAATCTGAGCTTCTGCATAAACTCTCTCAGCTTGACCTAATTTAATTAATTCATATGGCGTGCGATTGTTAAATTTTTCAATAGGCGTCCCTAGCCAAGTTGTGGCAATATATGAAGGTAGCGATTCCGATAAAACTTGTAAAATTTGAAAAGTCTTTAAATTCATGTAGTTTATTATATAAATTTTTTTAAAAAATAAAATAATATTCGTGTATATAGTTTTATGGGACCCATATTGAATACAGTGATTGGCGCGGGAATTAAGCTTGCTGCAAATTTAATAAATTACTGGCTGGAGCAGAAGCGCGCTGACCAAATGATTCTTGCAGCGAGAGATAATGAGATGCTTAAAGCATTGATAGAAAATCAAGCAAGGCAAGCGCTTGATCCTTTCGTTAAGGTCACAAGGAGAATACTATTCCTTACGATTACCTTTACGATGTGTTTTTTAATGATATATTATGCAATGAACCCAAGCATAACCTATGATTTAATCGTTCCCAAGGGTGAAAATTCTAGTCTAGGTTTTTTTAGTTGGGTATTTGGTGGAAAAGATTGGGAACTTGTTAAAATGACAGGAGGATTAATGCTAGCATCTTTTATGGATTTATGTTTTATGATTATTGGCTTTTATGCGATTCCAAGCAGATCAAGATGAGAAAAATTTTAATACTTTTACTGTTAGCTTTATCTAGCTGTATATCTACTAAAAATAAGGCAAACCCAGTTATGGTTAAGCAAGAAGCTGTTCAGTTTGAAAATATTGATCTTGATTCAGACGGTGAAATTTCAAAAAAAGAAATTGATGTATTTAATAAATTTTCCTTAAATAAAAATTCTACCTATGAAACTAAAGCGCCTATATGGATTACTGTAGGGATAATATTTTTAACGTTATTAATGTGTCTAGTTTCTAGCTGGATAAAATGCAGTAAAAGTGAATAATTTTTTTGAAACGTTGATTGCTGTCGAAAGTATTATTGTTGCTTTCGTAACTATTGTTTCTACATTTGGAGGTCTATGGTTAAAGAAAAAATGGGGAGATAAGAATCACCAAAAAGAACTTGAACATATAACTTTTAAAAATGCAGAGATTATTAAAGTATTACAAGGCGTCATGACGGATTTAGGCAGCGATCGAGCGTATGTTTTTGAATTTCACAATGGCGATTATTTCTCTTCGGGAATGCCTATGCAAAAATTTACATGCACATATGAAGTTGTTTCTGAGGGAGTTAGCGCAGAATGCCATAATCCAGGAGAATATAGAATGTCTAATTATAACGATTATATTAGCTCAATGGTACATAAAAGAGATTACATCATTCAAAACGTTTCAAATATGAAATCTGATGCATTACTGAAAGCTTTACTAACCAAAAAAGGCGTAAAAAGCCTCTACAACATACCTATAAAGACTTTTGGCGGGAGAACGATAGGTTTTATAGGCTTAGACTTTGTAAAGCAGGAAATAAACCTTTCAGGGGAACAAATTAACTGTTTAAGATCTGCCGCCAAAATTATCACTGGATACATTGCTCAATAGAAACTTATTAAGTTTAAGATATAATGTTTATGTCTTTTATATATTGTCAATCATGTGGATCTAAAATTGAATATACTACTCAAAAGCCTAATTTTTGTTCTAAGTGTGGTACTGCGCTAGCATCAATTCCTAATCAAAACACCAAAATTAAACCCCCCGCTCAGACTGCTGAACCAAGCGAAATAGAATCTGTGCCTAAAATCACAAGAATAGATTGCGAGATCTCTGCATCAAATCATAATGATACTATTGGCAGCGTTATTGGTAAAGGTTCAATAGGAGATATGAAAAGAGCGCCATACGTTCCTAGACATGGAAGCGCTTCTAACGATTCCTTGGAGTTTTGTCGTTCCAGCAAAACAAGGGATATCGACGAAAGTGGCTGATAAAAAAAATACAGAAAAATTTGAAGACCATTACCATTTAATTTCTAAAGAAATAGATAAGCGAAGGCCTAAGTGGTTTTTGTCCTCTTTAGCTTGGATGGATTTTGAAGATGTAAAACAGATTATATCTTCCCATATTTATAATAAATGGGATAAATGGGACCCCGAGCGACCTTTGATTCCTTGGGTTAATAAGATCATTAGTAATCAATTTAAAAATATATTAAGAAATAATTACTCAAACTTTGTTAGACCTTGCTTAAACTGCCCTTTTAATTTGTCTTCAGGTTCGGGAGACGGAGACGCTTGCTCATTTACTGAATCCAGGGCGCAAGATAATAGTTGCCCTCTTTTTGCTAAGTGGGAAAAAACGAAAAAATCTGCATATGACATAAAAATGGCAGTACCTATAGAGCTTAAGGAGCATGAAGTAAAAAGAATGGAGCAAAAAGACGTTGATATGATGCAGGCATCTGACAAACTTCACAAAGAAATTGAAAAACATTTAAATCCTAGGCACTACAAAGTCTATAAAATGCTTTTTATCGAATTTAGAAGCGAAGAAGAAGTTGCAAAAGAAATGGGATATAAAACTAGCGAGAAAGGCAGGCTTGCAGGGTACAAACAAATTAAAAACTTAAAGAAACAATTTAAAGACGTTGCGAAAAAGATTTTGCAAACAAAAGATATATTTCTATGAGTAAAATAAATTTGACAGAAGAGCAAGAAAGTTTTATTAATAAAAACTGCTCAAAGATTACAGATCTAATCGAGCTGACTCGAGCGGTGTTTATGGACGATTCGTTGGATGGTAGAACCAAAGAGGGTAGGGCAGTAAGAGCGTATTTAATAAAAATTGGAAAAGAATTTTCTACAACCAAAAACGCTCCCGCGAAAGATATAAATCTAACGGAGGAAAATAAAGAGTTTATTAAAACTCAGTCCTCAGACGGAATGAATGCGTTTCAAATTGCTAAAATAATATTTCCTGATGAAAAAATTACTCCTTTAAGCAAGGAAACTATTGTTATTAGCGAATATATACGAGAAGAAATTCCTGCAAATATTACGCCTGAAGATTCCGCAAGAGGAGTTGAGTACTCATCTCCTTCATCTAGACTATCTGCATTAAAGAAAATAAACTCTGTTACTGACTCAAATTTAAAGTTAGAAAAACTCACTCGATCAGAGGAGATATCTGTTGACTTCATGATGTCTATATTATCTTCGCCAAGGTTTGTCTATCAAATTAACAGTTATAGCGACTTACATGATAGGACTTTATTTGAGGCAGAATTTGTAAGAGCTTGTTGGGGTAAGCCTGATTTGACTCCTGACGAAGTTAACTTGTATATTAATGTTTGCATGGATTATATCAACCTAAAGCAAATAGAAAAACAAAAATTAAAACTAAATGATATGTTTGATGATGCCGAAGAAGGTAATGATTTTACAATTAGACTTACCGAAATACTAAAAACAAAAAGTGAAGAATACAATCAGTGTGTTAGTCGTATAGATAGGGTTATAACAAAACTTCAAGGTGATAGGGCAAAAAGATTAAATTCCAAACACAAAGAAACTGCAAATGTTTTGGCTCTTGTGAAGCTTTTTCAAGAAGAAAAAGAGAGAGAAATTATGGTAAAAATGGCTGAAATGCAAAAAAAGACGATTCAAGAAGAAGCTGACCGTATCGAAAGCATGCCTGCATGGAAAGCTAGAATACTTGGTATTTCTAGAGAAGATACAATATAATGGGCGGCTCAAAATTAAAGTGTCAAGAATGCGGTCAAATATTCAAGACTGAAAGATCTCTCCATGCACATTTAAAAAAACATAATCTTACCGTTGCGGAATATTATACCAAATTTTTTCCTAGAAAAAATCTTTTAACTGGAAAGCTAATGCCTTTCAAGAATAAAAAAGAATATTTTTCCAAAGATTTCTCTAGCTTGCATCAGATGAAAGAGTGGTTTCGCCTAAAAGGCTCTTGTGAGACTACAAGAAAATACATTATTAACAAATTAAAAAACATGATAGTTGAAAAAGATTTGGATATATCTCCTTCCCATATAGATTTATCACTGTCTGAGATGCCTACGATAGATATGTTTAAGAGTTGTTTTGGTAGTTATAGCTCCGCGTGTCACGAAGCAGGCATACCTTTAAGGTTCCCGCATAACATCGTTAAGGATTTTTTTAATAAAAACACGCAATACGAGGAGATGGAAATTTTCATAGACACTAGGGAGCAAAAACCTCTGACTTTTAAAAATTCTAAAAGTCTAAAATTAGATTTTGGGGATTATACTGTTGGTGGAGCAAATTATAATTATACATATGTTGACCGCAAAAGCGAGGGAGATTTTAAGTCTACCATGTCTGTAGGCTTCGAGAGGTTTAAAAGAGAACTTGAACGAGCAAGACAATTTAATAGTTTTCTTTTTATTGTTGTTGAGAGTAGTATAGAAAAAATTAAAAAAAATAATTTATTTGCTCCTCACAAGTCTAATTTGTCATATATATTTCATAATACAAAATTTCTATCAAGAAACTATTCTGATGTTGCGCAGATATTGTTTTCAGGGGGAAGGAAATCTTCCGAGTATTTAATTCCTAGAATCTTGGGTTTCGGTAGACCTTTGTGGACTTGCGATATGCAATATTTTATAGATAAAAGAATAGAAGAAAAATGAGCTGGGAAACAGGCAATCAAACCGCAAGGGAATCCTATTCCAAGCTAAATCAAGAAATCTTGGCAAAAAAAGGCTTTCTTGAAGAGAGGGAGGCAAAACTTTTACTATATAAGTTTTTAAGATGTAATATGACATTTGCGACAGATTTACTTGCAGGAGTCAAACTTTTCCCTTTTCAGCACATGGCAGTAAAATCAATGTTTCAGACTGATTATTTTTTAGGCGTTTGGAGTCGGGGTATGTCAAAATCTTGGACTACGGGAGTTTTTGCTTTTATGGATGCCATATTAAACCAAGGGGTTCAAATAGGAATTTTATCAAAATCATTCCGACAAGCTAAAATGATTTTTAAAAAAATAGAAGATATCGCAAATAAGCCTGAGGCCGCGTTTTTATCTCAATGCATAACAAAGACTTCTAAGACTAATGATCAGTGGACGCTTCAGATTGGTGATAGTCAAATTCACGCATTACCTCTAGGAGATGGGGAAAAGCTGCGTGGATTTCGTTTTCATAGAATTATTATTGACGAATTTTTATTGATGCCAGAAAGGATTTATAATGAGGTCATTATACCGTTTTTGTCTGTTGTTGAGAATCCTACACAAAGAGATGACCTTTACAACTTAGAGACTAAGCTTATAGAGAAAGGAGAAATGCGAGAAGAGGATCGCTACGTCTGGCCCAACAATAAATTAATTATGCTTTCATCTGCATCATATAAATTTGAATATATGTATAAGGTTTATGAGCAATTTGATCAATTAATTGCAAAGGGAAATAAAAGCCCTACAGAGGCAAACAGGGTAGTTATGCATTTTAGTTACGATTGCGCTCCCCAACAGCTTTATGATCAAAATTTGATAGATCAAGCAAGAGCTTCTATGAGTCAATCTCAATTCGATCGAGAATTTGGCGCGGTTTTTACAGATGATAGTTCAGGTTATTTTAAAACTTCTAAAATGGCGGAATGTACCGTGCCAGAGGGGCAAGCTCCTAGTGTTGAGGTTAAGGGCGAAGATAGTGCGAAATACTTAATGGCTTTTGATCCGAGCTGGGCGGAAAGCGAAAGTAGTGACGACTTTGCAATTCACATATTTAAACTTAATGATAAAGCTCAACAAGGAGTTCTTGTGCATAGTTACGCTCTTGCTGGAGCGCCAATGAAGCAGCATATAAATTACATGCATTACTTGTTGACAAATTTTAATATAGTATCGATCGTTGGAGACTACAATGGTGGCGTTCAGTTTTTAAGCGCTGCTAACGAAAGTGCTCAATTTAAAAATAGCGGGATAAATATAGGTTTAATTGATGCGGATTGGGACAATATTGATGATTATAAATCAGCCTTAATAGAAGCCAAAAAACAGTATGATTTAAAATCTAAAAAGATTTGCGTATTAAGAAAGCCTAGCAGCGCATGGATACGAAGGGCTAACGAGCTTCTTCAGGCTAATTTCGATCATAAAAGAATTTGGTTTGCCTCGAAAGCTTTAGATTCTTATTATGAATCTCAAATAAAGAAGAAAATACCAATTGATACTTTAAAGTTTTCTAACATTATCGATAGAGAAAATCAAAACTCATCCGCTAAAATGATTGATTTTGTTGAGCACCAAGAAGATATAATTGCATTAACTAAAAGCGAATGTTCACTTATTCAAATTACAACTTCCCCTCAAGGCACTCAAACTTTTGACCTTCCTCCAACTTTAAAGCGGCAGACTGGTCCAGAAAAAACTCGAAAGGATAGTTATTCCGCCCTTGTTCTTGGCAATTGGATGATTAAAATTTATTACGATACAACAACTGTAAAAAATGAAACTGTCTCAACATTCACTCCGATGTTTATAAGGTAATTGAAAAAAAAGATTTAAGTAATATTATTTACATGGGATTAGTTTATGAGTGTGGTGCAGGTTTTGTTGATGCTTTTTTTGCAAAAGCTGATTCTAATATTGATGCATATGTTTTTTCTTCAGGACCGTCTTTAGAGGCGATAGACCCAAAAGATTTTGACGACAAGCCTATTTTTAAGATAGGAATTAATACCACTTATCCGAAAATAAAACCTGACATATGGGTTGGCTTAGATTACCCAAAATGTTTTAATGAAAAGTTGTGGAGGGAGCCGTTTTGGAAGGTTTTAAGAAATCCTTACAACCAGCATTCTGTTAATGGTAAAAAAGTTAAAGATTTCCCTTTTGTATATTTCGCAACATTAGATAAAAAGATGACTCAGCATCCTGCCAAAGAAGTTTTTAATAGACGAGCGCATAAAGCAAAATTTATTTGGGCAAATAATACGGTTGCAACAGCTATGCATATGTTGGTATGGATGGGTTTTAAAAGAATACATTTAATTGGTTCAGATTTAGGTTTTTCTGATAAAGCTTATTTTAGTGAATCTATAGAATATAGACCTTTTAATCATGATGAAGATTCTCCTGCTGGAGAAATTTCAGACGATCAAAAAAGATTGAATAGAAGGCTTTATATGCAGCAACTATCTTTTTTAAAAGACTTTTCTGAACATGGAAAAAGAATAGGTATTGATTTAATTTCTTGCACAAAAAATTCTCCTATAAATGCATTTTTAAATTATATTGATCCTAGTGTTGCAATTAAAGAATCTGTAAAAAGGTCCGAGACTTTTTAAAGTTAACTTTTAACTTTGGTTAGACTTTTGTTGTTTTGGGTGTAACATCTATTATGCCTAGGAAATATATTAAAACTTCAGAATATTGGAATCAGTTTAAAAAGAATGTTCCCAATAACAATTTACAAGAACTTTTTAGCAACAATGACAGTGTTGAGCCGAAACTTTGCGGCGAATCTTTTTATTCGTCTTCTGCCTCTTATTCAAGATCTCAACCTTCATCAGGATCGTCAGGAATAACTCGCTCAAACAAGATACATAAAAATAAAACAAAAAATAGATATAAAAATATTCAAGATGGTATCTTGCCGTTCGAGGCGAATACTAGCGGCGTTTCTATTCGGCAATCGATTGAGTTGTGTCAAAAAGCTTATTGTAATGTAGCGATTTTTAGAAATGCCATTGATGTAATGGCTGAATTCGCTAATTCTACAATTTATCTTAAGGGGGGTACCGCTCCTGCCAGAGAGTTTATTTCAAAATGGATGGATAGGATTAAAATTTGGTCGCTTAAGGATCAATATTTTAGAGAATATTATCGTAGTGGTAATGTATTTTTTTATAGAATTGATGGCAAGTTTCAGAAAGAAGATTTTAAAAAAATATCTTCAATATACGGCTCTGAAGGAGGATTGCCTTTAGGAAAAATTCCAATAAGGTATATCCTTCTTAATCCTTATGATATAATTGCAACAAAAACAACAGCATTTGAAGACGGAGATTATAAAAAGATTTTATCTGAATACGAACTAGATAGATTAAGGAACCCAAAAACTAAAGAAGATAAAGAGTTGTTTGATAATCTTCCTGCAGAAGTTAAAAAACAAATCAAAAATAAAGCATTCTTTTCTGACGGTATATTTGTCAATTTAGAGCCTGAAAAATTATCTTATTCTTTTTATAAAAAACAAGATTATGAACCTTTTGCTGTTCCTTTTGGGTTTTCTGTTTTAGACGATATTAACTGGAAGCTTGAACTTAAAAAAATTGATCAAGCTATAAGCCGTACGGTCGAAAATGTTATACTTATGATAACCATGGGAGCGAAGCCTGACGATGGAGGAATAAACCCTAACAACTTAAATGCTATGCAGCAACTTTTTCAAAACGAAAGTGTTGGTAGGGTTCTTGTTAGCGACTATACGACAAAAGCAGATTTTATTATTCCTGATATTAACAAAGTTCTTGGTCCAGATAAATATAAAGTTGTAAATGAAGATATTCGAGACGCTTTGCAGAATATTATTGTCGGCCAAGAAAAATATGCTAATACTCAAGTTAAAGCTCAAATATTTCTTGAGAGATTAAAAGAAGCCCGCAATGCATTTTTGAATGATTTTCTTCAACCGCAAATAAAAATATTATGCAGAGCAATGGGTTTTCGAAAGTTTCCTGTTGCAAATTTTGAAAATATTGATATTAAAGACGAGGTGCAATTACAGAGAGTTGCCACACGATTAATTGAGTTAGGTGTGCTTCCTGCAGAGCAAGGCTTGAGAACAATCCAAACTGGAGTTTACCCTACTCCTGAGGAGCTTGAAATTTCGCAGAAGAAATATGTTGAGCAACGAGAAGACGGGATGTATAATCCTTTAGTTGGCGGAGTTCCTACTGTAGAACCTGCAGGCGCAGAAGAAGACAGGATCCTGCAGGAAAAAAATCAAAAAGCTGCTATTGCTGAGCGTAAAAAACTCGCACAACAACAAAAACAACAAACTAATGTGCCAAACGAAACAGGTAGGCCTTCTGGGGCAAATGCAAGTTATAGCCGTAAGGACATCCAGGGTACAGTTTATGAGATCGAAAAATTAAGAAATTCTTTAGCTTCCGAACTTAGGAAGTTTCATAAAATTAAAAAAATGAACCAAAATCAAACAAACACATTAGATAGTCTTGTAGAATCTTTAATCGTCTCTGAGGATAAAAGTAATTGGAGTTCTGTAGGTATTGCATGCGTGCGAGACTTTAATAAGATAGGGGAGCTTACTCAAAACAACGAAATTATAGAAATATCTGAATCCCATCAATTGCCAGTTTATCCTGCTGCAATACTTTATCATAGTAAAAAAGTAGAAGATTCGAATAATTCTGTGTAATATGAATAACTATGATCGAATTTTATAATGTAAAGAAAAAAAAGCGTGTGCAAGTTGCACCTGAAAAAGTTGAAAAAAAAATATACAAAAGAATTCTAAAAAGCGGGAAAGAATCTATACGGTACGCTTTTGCTGCGGTTGACGAAGATGGAACTAAGTTAACTAAGTTTTGCAGCAAATCCGACTACGACTCTTTAAATAGTTAATGGGTTATAAATACACAGCCATTTTCGAGCAAGAAGTTGTTGCGTCAACGGAAGCTTTTGAGGGTTATGTTTCTAAAGCTTCTTTAGATAACCTTGAGTCATTAATTCCTTCGTCCGTTGATTTAGAAAAAAATATTGATTTAATGGGTGTGGCGTTTAATGCTGCTGTAGTAAATAAATTTAATAAAAACGGTGACGGGATAGACTCTGCCACTGCTGTTGCGATAAACGATTTTTTTATTCATAAACCTACTAATATAGAACATGATCGAGAGAAAGTGGTTGGGCATATAGTTTCTTCGGGATTTTCTTCTTTTGAGGATAGTTTAATCATGTCTAAAGAAGAAGTGATGCAGTCTAAAGATCCTGTAAATATATCTCTGGGAGCAGTTGTTTACAAAATGGCAAATGCTTCTCTAGCAGATATACTTGAAGAAAGTCAAGAGGGGAACTCAAGCACAGTGATCTCTACAAGCTGGGAATTAGGTTTTAATGATTTTGCCGTTGCTGTTGGATCTGAAGATTTAAAAAATTGCGAAATTCTTCATGGACAGGAGGCTGAAAATGTAAAAGAGAGTCTACGAGCTTTTGGAGGAAGTGGTAAATTAGAAGACGGAAGAAAGTGTTATCGACTTGTTGTCGGCGAAGTCTTTCCACTAGGTGTAGCTTTTACAACAAAGCCTGCTGCAGATGTTAAAGGCGTGTTTATTGCAAACGAAAAAAAGAAAAATAAAAATGAAGATTTAATTGCAAAAAAAAATAAAAACGATATTATGAAAAATAAAAGTTCTCAAATTTTAAAAACAAATGTAATTGATCACAACGAATCTCTAAATATGGAAACAGAAAAAATAATTAATAGCTTAGAAGCCCTTCTGAATGAAAAACGTCGAGAAAACGATTTTTCCGAAGAAGCCGTGGCGAGCATTTCTAAACTGGTTAACGACGTTATCATCGAAAAGTCTGCGGAATGGAAATCCCAGGTTGAGGATGCTCAGGCTCAAAAAGAAGAGCTCGCGCAATCTCAAGCAGAGCTTTCTGAGAAATACGATTCAGTTAACGAGGAATTGAAAACAGCTCAAGAAAAACTTAAATCACTGGAAGCAGAAAACGCCCAGCGCGTTTCTGAAGAAGCATTTAATGGCAGAATGGATCAGTTAAATAACGAGTTTAGTCTCGAAGATGCAGATCTGCAAATTATTGCTACAGAGGTCAAGGCTTTGGAGTCTGACGAAACTGCTTTCGCATCTTATAAAGAAAAATTTGAAAAAATTTGGGCGCATAAAAATAAAGAATTCATAAAATCCCAAGAAGAAGCTCTTCAAGCTAGAATTGAAGAAGAGGTTCAAAAGAGGTTATCTTCTCAGGAGTCACAAGCTTCCGAAGAACCAGAAACTGTTGTTGAAGCCGCTCTTGAGCAAGCTGAAGAACAAGAAGAATCTATTCCTAATAATAATGCAGAGTCTGTAGAATCAGAAGAGAGTTTAGAGGAAAAATTCGCTCAAGCATTTTCAAAGGAAAATATTTCAATTAAATACTAATTTTAAAAAGGAAAAATAACTATGGCATTAAGACTACTACCATTCAGACAGTACGACGAGCAAGACGTAATCAACCTGTTTAAATTTGGTGGCGACCTCGGAGGAGGCGCTCCAGATAATACTACGGCTGATTCAGGCATGCTTGTTAAAGTGAGTGATTCCGACCTTAGCAAAGACCCAATTGAATACTTGGGATCTTCCCCTTTGTTGGGTTCTAGCGGTTACCCGCACGTTGCACGCAATGGCATGCCGCAAGTACCACTTACTTGTGAGGCAGCTGGAGCAGGCGATGTAGCTATCGGAGTTACATTAAATCAAACATTAACGCATGACGAAAACGGAGAAAATTTACTTCGCTATCCTCAAAAGAAAGACGAGTTATTTGCTGTAACTTCTGGAGAAGCTGTACCTGTCGCAAGTAAAGGAATTTTTACTTTTGACGAGTCTGCTATCGAAGCCGTGAACTCAAGCAATGGAACTGCTGGTGGCGGAAGCGACAGCACTTCATGGAATGATGCAGCTTGGGAAGTTACATCTGCTAAAAATATAGTTGCAACTCAAGGAGCTAGCGGAAAAATTGTTCTTTCTAACTCTGTAGGAAGTGCAAAAAAAGTTGGAAATGTTCTTGGATCAGGCAAACGTACTGCCCAAACAAATCCTGACCAGTTTGCTGGTGCTCGTGGAGAGTCTGCTCACTATGTCGTAATCAAACTAGACCTTTAATATATAAGGAGAAATAAAATTATGGAAATTACACTAAAACATACCGACGAGCAAGTTGAGCTTGTAAAGGCTATGGCTTCCAATAATAGGGACGTTGCCTATGAAGCTCAAGCT